TGCGCCTGGCCGATCCGGTACAGGTTCTGAAGTTTGGGGTGACTCTTTTACCGAAACAGTCACCTACTACAGGGTGAGAGGGAGAGGGGAACCATTAAAGGAGGGGAGAGGCTTCGCTTCGCCCCGCTTTGGGCGGGGCTTCGCCGGCTCCTCGAAGGAGCCGCCGCCAAGCGGCTCCTCCTCGCTGAAGGCGAATCCCCAAAGATTCGCCGCTTCAGAATCGTCTTTGTGACGATTCCAGCAAACGGCCAGCCGAAAAGCTGGCCGGGTGCAGACCTCACTCTCGTTCGGTCTATCGACCGGCCTACCAAAGGCCGGTCTTGCAGACCCGCCCCAAGGGCGGGTCTATAAAGGGGTGTGTTTTGTCAAATTGGAACACTTCCAACCGAGCCAGCCGGCTTCCTGCCGACTGGGCGGTCATTCGCAGCCTGGTGCTGCAAGATGCCCGTTATCAATGTCAGTTGCGCCTACCCGGTTGTGCCGGGAAGGCGACGGATGTCGATCACCGCAGACGCGGTGATGACCATTCAATCGCCAACCTTCAAGCAGCCTGCGCTGCTTGTCATGGCAAGAAATCGTCGGCTGAAGGAAACAGCCGACAAAGCGAGTTAAGGGCCAGGAGGAAAAGACCTACAGAACGCCATCCTGGTTCCATCTGAGCGGCCTTGAGGGCCGCTGTATCGACCCAGGAGGTCAAATTGGGCACTAGAGGTCCTATTCCCAACCGCCAAACCCAACGGGTTCGGCGAAACAAGCCGGAAACGCCTATCGAAACCGTTACGGCGATCGGAACCGTCCAGGTTCCGTTATTGGACTTTCCAGATCCCCACCCGTTGGTGGTGGACCTGTATAGGTCCCTGTATCAATCAGCCCAATCGAAGTACTACGAACCATCTGACTGGCAGTACGCGAGACTGGCTCTCCATTTCGCGGATCAGCTTCTGAAATCCTCAAGACCGTCTTCTCAGCTTCTGGTAACGGTGAACCAGATGCTGTCCTCGCTCCTCGTATCCGAGGGCGATCGGCGACGGGTTCGGCTTGAGGTGGAGCGGAACCAGGGCACAGACGGCGCTGAAGTACTTCAGGTTGCGGATCTGTTCCGTCAGAGGCTGATGCAGGGATGAGTCGGTCCCCGGAGGGTTGCAGCCGCCCCTCTCCGGTTCCCCTCCGGGGGCCCTCAAATCGAACCGAAAGGAACACACATGGCCGTTATCGGCGTCGAACTGCCGCAGGACACGCTTGTTCTGACTAAAGGCCGCGACTTCAAGTGGACGTTCACCAACTTGAGCGCCGCCGGTAAGCCCATCCCGTTCCCTGCCGGGGATCTCTACTTCGAGATCACCACCTCGCCCTCCCCCACTACCTGGCCGTTCACGATCGTCGGCAACACCGCCACCATCAAGGTTGAGTCCACCGCTGTGGATCTGATCCCGGACAAAGCGAAGTGGCAGTTGGTTTTCCTGCCCGATGCTGAAGCAGCCGGCGGTGACGCTTTGGCGCGTGGGGTTGTGAAGGTCCAGCAGTGATTCTCAGAGGCGATTCACCGGTTCCCAACGTCTCTACCCAGCAGCCCACTTCTGGGACGCTGAAAGGCATCTCAGCCGTACATGAGACGGCTCTGCTCAGTATCCCGCGAGGCCCTAGGGGCCTTCCGGGTGAACCGGGCGCTCCCGGCGCTACCGGGGCCACCGGCCCTCAGGGGCCGCAGGGCCCCGCAGGCTCACAGCGTCCGAAGGTCTACCACGTAGACGATTACGGCGCTGACCCGACAGGTGCCACCGAATCCAACCAGGCTCTGATCGACGCATACGAGGCTATGGGCTCCGAGCCGGGTGTTGTCGAGTTCGGTGTCGGCACTTACCTGCTGCACGTCGGCCTCAACGAAGACGCAGGCCGTCTCCTGCGCGAGGGCCAGGGAGTGCGGGGCCAGGGCTCCGCTCTGACGAAGATCGACTACCGGGGCCCGGGTGCGCTGTTCGAGTTGCGTAACACCACTTTCGGTTCCACCGGTAACACCCCATCCGCTGGTGTGCATAAGTTGACGATCCTGGGGTGGAGTTCCGGGGAGAACAACTCCTACGGAATCCGCTACGGGGACATCTGGCGTATGCGGATCTCCGATGTGGAGATCTCCGGGTTCAACCGTCCGGGGTGCATCGGTTTGTGGGGCGACAACCAGACGAACTGGTCTGAGCGTGCCCACATCGAATGCACCGTGAACCAATGCACCGAGTGCTTCGTCTTCGAGTCGAACACCGGTTCTCCCGCGTCTGGCTCGTTCGACTACTCGCAGTACTGGCTTTCGTTTGTGATCCAGCCGGATCAGCACGGTTTCGTTCTGCGCTCTGGGGCTTCCGGGTCTAAAGCGTCGATGAACGGCGCGTCGATCACGTTGACGGGTAACTGTCAGCTCGCCCCGGTCGGCGGCTCGAACTCTGGTGTGATGTTCCGGGTCGGCAAGGATGACGCTGACGCGGCGAACTTCTCTGGTGAGTTGCAGATCGGTGTTGAGACTTCCGGTCTAGCCGGCGGGGTCGCTCACTACGACTTCATGCAGGGCTCCGGGCCGGATTACTTGATCTCCTCGCGGGTGACCGCTTCGGGGTCTATCAATCTGATCCCGTTCTCCGGGAGCAACTTCCAGGCCGGGAACGCGAACCCGAGGACGTTCGCGTTCGGCGGCATGTTGAAGGGCTCCCCCGCTCTGGGGTCTACCGGCAACGTCCGTTCGTTCCAGTCTTTGCAGATGGTGTCGCAGCCGCGTGGCGGCTGGTATTTGGACTACACCAACGCCGTGCAGACGATCTACGTGACAAGGGCCACAGGTGGCACGTTCACGTTGACGTTCAACGGCCAGACCACGTCGGCGTTGCCGTATAACGCTTCGCCGGCTCAGGTTCAGACCGCGCTCCGCGCTCTGTCCACTGTCGGGGCTGGTGTTGACGTGTTCCAAGGCCAGGCCAGGTACATCGACTCCACTATGGTGGATGAGCGTGCGTATCTGGTGGTGTTCGTCGGGCCGCTGGCCGAGACGGACGTTCCGATGATCACGGCAACCAGTTCACTGACGGGGTCTTCGCCCGAGGCGACGGTTGTTCTGAAGTCGCCGGGTTCCCCGCACAAGACGTACGTCTTCGGTATCGAAGGCGGCAGCATCTTCACGGTGGAGCCCCCTCCGGGCACTTACCGGGCTCGTGTCGATACGGGCGGTCTTACCGCGCTCCCAGGTCCCTCCTACTTAGGCGGGGACTCGCAGTTCGGTGTGAACGTGGTCGATATTTGGATCAAGCAACCGGATATGGGTGGGCCTGCGATCTTCGAAGGCCCATTCTTCGCCCCTAGATTCGACGCTGGCTCATCTTATGAGTTCAAGTGGATGGATGGGCAGGACCCGATTATGTCGCTCGTACCGGGCGCTATAGACATCATCCGCTTGACTTCGTACAACTTCACAAAGTGGGTCGGTCAGCATCTGACCCGTTTGACAACCACTAACGTCCCACCGCCGGCTAGTTCAACCTCGCCAGGTGTCAAGGGGCAGATCTCGTTCGACGCGAACTACCAATACACCTGTATCGCTGACAACACATGGAAACGCTCACCGTTGAGCACTTGGTAAAGGAAAGGCAGGGGAATGGCTGAGTACATCACTGCGAAACTGCCTAACCGCGTCATCGTTGTAACCAAAGACTGTGATCGCATGATCACCGTGCGCCGACGTGACCCGCTGACCGGAGATCCGGTCGATTGGGACGCTCAGGTGTACATGAAGGTCGATGTGGACCGCAATTCCCCCACCCACGTATCGGGTGCGGTTAGCGGCTCCGTCGCCACCATCCGTCTTGAATCGTCGCTGCTTGACAACGTACGCAACGGCACGACTTGGCGGGTGATCATGTCGCAAGACGGTTCCCCTCGTTTCGAAACGGCTGTGATGGTCGGGACGTTCGAGAGGAACGATGGCAAGTGAGCGAGCAGGTATTCGAGGTAGAAGTCGAAGCCGCCGAAATTGACCTGACTGTCGATGAGCCGATCGTTGCCGCGTTGCTGGTGGCTGGCCCTGTCGGGCCTCAGGGGCTCGTCGGGCCTGCCGGCGCAACAGGCTCTGTCGGCCCTATGGGGCCGCAAGGTGTGAAAGGCGATACCGGTGATACCGGTCCCGCTGGGCCCACCGGAGCTTTGGGCCCGGTCGGTCCGTACGGGCCTGCTGGGGATAAAGGCGACACAGGTCCCGCTGGGCCTACCGGCCCTACTGGCCCTACTGGTCCTACCGGTCCTACCGGGGCCACGGGCCCCGCTGGCCCTACGGGTCCTGCTGGCGCTGACGGTGCTACCGGCCCAGCGGGACCGGCTGGCGCTAAAGGTGATACAGGCGATACAGGCCCTGCGGGGCCTACAGGCGCTACAGGCGCTGCGGGTGCTGATGGAGCTACCGGACCAGCCGGCGCTACCGGGCCTGCCGGTCCTAAAGGCGACACAGGCGATACGGGACCTGCCGGTCCTACCGGCCCCGCCGGGGCCACGGGTCCTGCTGGTGCGGACGGTGCGACAGGGCCTGTCGGTCCTACAGGTGCCACAGGCGCTGCTGGACCCAAAGGCGATACCGGGGACACAGGCCCTGCTGGGCCTACAGGGCCTGCGGGTGCTACCGGCGCTACAGGAGCGACCGGCCCCGCCGGGGCTACGACGATCGCGGGTATCTCCGGGCTTCAGGCCGCTTTGGATTCCAAAGCGGGACTTGGCAAAGAGGTCTTCACCGTCGATCGAACAGACGCGATCATCACGCTGGCAAGAAACATGACCGGGTACGGCGCGTACGACTACGACGGTCGGGAGTCCGGCGCGTTGTGTCTGACGTTTGTGTATCCGACTGTGAACCGGACGATTTCGAGCTTGACGTTCTACGAGCGCGAGGCCGGTGGCACGGCCACGCTCGCACGTCTGGGCGTGTATTCGGTGGATGGCAGCGGCAACCTGACGTTGCTCGCTTCGACTACGAATGACACCGCGCTGGTTTCGTCTGGTTGGACCGATGTTACGAAGTCGCTGTCTTCGAGTGTCTCGCTGGTAGCCGGCAACGTATATGCGTTCGGGATGCTGTTGGTGACATCGAACTCAATCGGCGGCGTGGTCGGATTCGGCGGTCACTTCGGTGAGCTTGCCCAAGCGCCGAGGCTGACGGGCCTAGTGACTGGTAAGACCGATCTTCCTTCTTCCGTTGACTACTGGGATGTGTGGTCTTCCGGGGCTGCGATCTATTTCAAAGGCAGCTAATGGATGAGTACGCCCGTCAGGTATTGAAGGCAGGGCAGGATCTAGGTATCACCAAGCGCGGGATCATCATTGCGTTCGCGACGGTGTTCGTTGAGTCGAACTGGATCATGTATGCGAACGAGGCTGACCCCGAGTCGCTTTCGTTCCCGCACCAGGCGCTGTCGTATGACGCGAACTCAGTCGGGTTGTTTCAGCAGAGAGCGGAGTGGTGGGGGACCTGTGCGGATCGCATGGACCCCTACCGCTCTGCGGTGCTGTTCTTCAAGCAGTTGCAGAAGTTCGATTACAACAACCTGTCCATCCCGCCAGGGGACTTCGCCCAGCGGGTTCAGGGTTCGGCTTTCCCGGACAGGTATCAGCAGCGAATCGCTGACGCCACCGCCCTCTACGAAAGGCTCGCCAAACCGTTTGAGGGAGCTATGGAGAAGATTCTCAAGTATTCGCGCTCCGCTGTCGGCTCGTACGACGGTGTAGCACAGCAGCGGTCGTGGGATTGCGGTCCCGCGTCTGCACAGATCGTCTTGCACGCAGCCGGCGTGAACAAAGACGAACAGTTCTTGATCGACCGCATCGGTACTACCGTGAACGGTACGAACCATGCTGGGTTGATCACCCCGATCCTGAACGAGCTTCTGCCTGGGTCGAACTACAAATTGGTCTGGCTCCCTCGTGAGCCGGTGTCCCAGGCTGAGATTGAGGCGCTGTGGACGAACGTGAAGAAGTCGATCGACGGGAATCGTGGGGTAATCCTCAACTTCGAGGCACCGCCGGGGAACTTCCCGCGAGGGTCCAATGGCAGCACGTCCCCGGAGTACCGGGGGAACAATACGATCTATCACTACGTGGCTGGGATGGGTTATGCCATCGACAGTTCCGGTGGTAGGCACATCTGGATCGCTGATCCGGGTTTCCGTCCGTTCGGGTACTTCTGCTCGTTGGAGCAAGTCGCTACCTTGATCGTTCCGCACGCTTACGCATACGCGGATGTGGCTCCTGTTACCGCTCCCCCGCCGGCTCCTAAGCCGCCTGTGACTCAGGTGTCGATGACGGACACGTTGGAGGAGCTTCTGACGGAGTGGAACGCGATCGAATACGGGGACCTGGGTGCGATCGAGTCGATCGTGAAGTCGGCTAAGGCGAATGATCCGCACGGGGTTGCTGCTCTGGGTCTGCTGGAGCGGGAGAACCCGGCTGCTTTGCAGGCTTACATCAACAACAAGAAGGGCTGAGTATGACCCCGAATATCCGCAAGTACCTCTACACGTTCGGTGTGGTGGTCTTCGCAGCCTTAACCGTGTTGTCCACGTTCAAGATCATCGACCCCGATACGGCGGCGTCTGTGAGCGCCGCTATCACGTCGGTGCTGGGCCTGTTCGGTGTGACGGTTGCCGGTACGGCTGCCTACAACACCCAGAAGCAGATCAAACAGGGTCAGTTCGATGAAGTTTCGCCGGCTGACAAAGTCATCCAGGGCATCAACGATGTTGTGGCGCAGGCTGAGTCGGCCAAGACCGATGTTGAGAGAGTCAAGGAAGCTGTCGCATCTGTGACCAGGGACATCCCAGTCCTGGGTCCGTTAGCGCAGCAGGCTCTGGACAGTTTGCCTAAGTAGAGAGGAGGTGGGGGCTAGTGACTGATGTAGAGCTGGCCCCCTCCCCTCCGCACATCATCGGCCCGGTCTGGCAGCGCACCGAGGCCGGTGGTTGGTACTTGCCTGAGAAGACCCTGGGTTGGGGTGTTCTGAACTGGTGGGCGTCTTACGTCAACACCCCTGGCGGTGACCACGCCGGCACGGCGTTTATGCCGACGCTGGAGCAGGCGCGTTTCGCGCTGTGGTGGTACGCCGTCGATGAGAACGGCAATTACGCTTTCCGAGAGGGCATCCTTCGCCGCCTGAAGGGGTGGGGCAAGGACCCGTTCGCTGCCGCAATGGCTTTGGCTGAGATGTGTGGCCCTGTCGCTTTCAGTCATTTCGATGAAGAGGGCAACCCGGTGGGCAAGCCCCGCCATGCGGCGTGGATCACGATCGCCGCCGTCTCCCAGGATCAGACGAAGAACACGTTCAGTCTGTTCCCGATTATGATCTCGAAGAAGCTCAAGGAAGAGTACGGGCTTCTCGTTAACCGGTTCATCATCTACTCCGAGGTCGGGGGCCGCATCGAAGCGGCCACCTCGTCTGCCGCATCGGTCGAAGGCAACCGCCCTACGTTCGTCATCGAAAACGAGACGCAGTGGTGGGGCGCTGGCCCCGGCGGTGAGGTCAACGATGGTCACGCTATGCACGGGGCTATCGAAGGTAACCTGTCGAAGATCCCCGGTGCTCGCAGGCTGGCGATCTGCAACGCGCACATCCCCGGTAATGGCACAGTCGCCGAGATGGATTGGGACGCTTACCAAGATATCCTGTCCGGTAAGGCTGTCGATACCGGGATGTTGTACGACGCGCTAGAAGCTCCTGCTGATACTCCGGTGTCGGAGATCCCGTCGAAGATGGAAGATCCGGTCGGTTTCGCGGAGGGCGTGGAGAAGCTACGCGAGGGCGTGGTGGTTGCCCGAGGCGATTCGGTGTGGCTTCCGGTGGACGAGATCGTCATGTCGATCTTGGATATCAAGAACCCGATCACAGAGTCCCGCCGCAAGTTCCTCAATCAGATCAACGCGCAGGAAGATTCTTGGGTTGCCCCCAACGAGTGGAATCGCCTGGCTCGCCCGGAGGCGAAGCTGCAACGCGGGGACAAGATCGCGTTGGGCTTCGACGGTTCGAAGTCGAATGACTGGACGGCCCTTGTGGCTTGCCGCATCGAAGACGGTGTGTTGTTCACGATCCGGGTGTGGAACCCGGAGGACTTCGGTGGGGAGGTCCCCCGCGAGGACGTGGATGCCACGGTCCGTTCGATGTTCGCCTCGTATGACGTTGTCGCTTTCCGCGCTGACGTGAAGGAGTTCGAGGCGTATGTCGATCAGTGGGGTAAGGACTTCAAGAAGAAGGTGAAGGTGAACGCCTCACCGAATAACCCGATCGCGTTCGATATGCGCGGTCAGCAGAAGAAGTTCGCGTTCGACTGTGAACGGTTCTTGGATGCGGTCCTCGAAGAGTCGCTCTCCCACGACGGGAATCCGGTGCTTCGGCAGCATGTTTTGAACGCCAAGAGGCATCCGACTAACTACGACGCAATCTCAATTCGCAAGGCGAGCAAGGACTCCAGCAGAAAGATCGACGCTGCCGTCTGCGCCGTTCTGGCATTCGGCGCACGACAGGATTATTTGATGAGTAAGAGAAGCAGAAGCGGAAGGGCGGTGGTGATTAGGTGACAAGTCCGTTAGCCCCGGAGCCTGTAACTGACACAGACCGCGAGCGAGATGTCATGCTCAACCTCTTCGAGGAAGCACGCCGTCCGCTAGGTGACAACACCGCCTACTACGAGGCGCAGCGCCGGCCTGACGCTATCGGTGTCACGGTCCCCACCCAGATGCAGAAGTTGTTGGCGCACGTCGGTTATCCGCGTGTGTACATCAATTCGATCGCGGAGCGCCAGGAGCTTGAGGGCTTCCGGCTGGGCGGCGCTGAAGCCGCCGATGAGGAACTGTGGGATTGGTTCGTCGCGAACAACTTGGATATCGAATCCACGTTGGGCCATACGGACGCGCTGGTTCATGGCCGGTCGTATATCACGGTGTCGAAGCCAGATCCCAAGCTTGATCCGGGCGCTGATCCGAACGTGCCGATCATCCGGGTGGAGCCGCCTACCGCGCTGCACGCTGTGATCGACCCGCGTACCCGCCAGGTGACGAAGGCGATCCGGGCTGTGTACGCCGAGGACGGCACGCAGGTTGTGATGGCGACGTTGTATCTGCCGGATAAGACGGTGGCGTGGGTGCGGGACCAGGGCCAGTGGGTCCCGGTGATGAACGTAGTCCACGGGCTGGAGATGGTTCCGGTGATCCCGATCCCGAACCGGACCCGGTTGTCGGATCTGTATGGCACGTCGGAGATCACCCCGGAGCTTCGGTCGATGACCGATGCAGCCGGCCGGATTCTGATGAACATGCAGGCGACGGCAGAGCTTATGGCGGTGCCGCAGCGTCTGTTGTTCGGTGTGAAGCCCGAGGATCTGGGTGTAGACCCGGATACGGGCCAGTCGCTTTTCGATGCGTATCTCGCTCGTATCCTCGCGTTCGAGGATGCCGAGGCGAAGGCGCAGCAGTTCTCCGCTGCGGAGCTTCGGAACTTCACCGACGCACTGCAAGAGGTCGCGAAACAGGTTGCCAGCTATACAGGTCTGCCCCCGCAGTACTTGTCTACGCAGAATGACAACCCGGCCTCTGCCGAGGCGATTCGTTCGTCTGAGGCGCGTCTGATCAAGACGGTGGAGCGGAAGAACAAGATCTTCGGTGGCGCGTGGGAAGAGGCCATGCGGGTGGCTTACAAGGTGATGAAGGGCGGCGATGTGCCGCCTGACTATTACCGGATGGAGTCCATCTGGCGTGACCCGTCTACTCCGACGTATGCGGCTAAGGCCGATGCTGCGGCGAAGCTGTACGCGAACGGTGCCGGCGTGATCCCGAAGGAACGGGCGCGTATCGACATGGGCTACAGCGAGGCTGAGCGTGCCGAGATGAAGAAGTGGGACGAGGAAGAGAACCCGATGGGTCTTCTTGGTGCTGTGGCTGGTGGCCCCCAGGCTGCCCTGCCGCCAGGTGCCGATCCGAAGGCCGAGCTTCAGAAGAAGCCGGCCGATCCCGCTAAGGACGCTCCCCCCATCAAGGGGGCTAAGTGACCCCTGAGCAGTACGCTGCTCGCCAGCAACTGATCACGGCTGCGGTTGCTAATTTCACCTACCAGTTCGGGAAGCTGTTCACGCAGAGAGCGTTGACGCCGACTGAATGGTTGCAGTTGTTGCAGTTCCTATTCCCCGAGGTCCAGTTGCGGCGGCAGCAAGCCGCCGTCCTGGCGCGGGAGTTCTACGACGCGCAGCGACTGAGTTACCACCCCACCACCCGGAACGATGTGTCTCTGGAGGGCACTGACTTCAAGGTGTTCATGCAGTCGATGGAGCCGGTGCGGAAGCGGATGTCTCAGGCAGACAGCCCTTCTGACGCACTGACGATGTTGACGATGCAGGTTGTGCGGGAGGTAGAGAACGCTGGTAGGCGTCAGATCATCCACGCGGTCCAAGAGGAGAAAGAGCCGGGAGTACTTCGGGGCTGGGCACGAGTTGCCACAGGCCGCGAAACGTGCGGCTGGTGCTTGATGTTGATCTCCCGTGGCCCGGTCTACCTTGAGGCGAATACAGCAGGGTTGGACCTGGACGAGGAGTCCGCTCAGCGGATGATCGCTGCTGGCGAGGATGTCAGCGAATACATGGAGGAGTGGCACACAGGCTGCGACTGCAAAGTGATTCCGGTTTTCAAGGCCGACGATTGGGACAACAGTCCTTACGGTCGTGCGGCTGCGAGGGCTGGGGATCTGTGGGGCGATGCTATGGCAGAAGCCCGAATCGTTCTGGAGGAGGACCCGGACAAGGTCCATACGACAGGCAAGAAGCGCGGCCAGGCGGTCACGCTGAATGAGGAAGCGATCAATGCGCTTCGTCGCCGTCTCGCGAGAGGCGGTATCAACACATCCGAGTTCGCTGGTCTTGCAGCGTGACTCACCTAACCCGAGCCCCTGGTGGGCTCTGTATTTGCCCAGGAGGCAACTAACAATGTCCGATACCGACACCACTACCGCTGACACCACCATCGACGCCGGCGTCCCGGAGACGCACCCGGCCCCCGAGGTTTTCAGCAAGGAGTACGTGCAGGAACTCCGTAACGAGGCTGCCCGTTACCGCACTCAGAAGAATGAGGCGGTTGAGGCTACGAAGACCGCTGTTACGAAGGAGTTCGAGGCCAAGCTGGCTGAGAAGGACGTGGCGCTGACGGAACTGCAACAGCAGTTCTCGAATGCACAACTGGAGCTTGAGAAGCTGTATGTGGCTCTCGAAGCGAAGGTTCCGTCTGACAAGGTGCGTGCTTTTGCAGCGATCCTGCAAGGCACTGACGCCGAGTCGATCAACGAGTCGGCTGCGTCGGCTAAGGAACTGTTCACGGGGCTTGATCAGAAGAGCCCCGCGTACGACCCCACCCAAGGGGCCGGTAGCGGCGTTCTGCCGCTTAACGGTGACCCGCTCCTCAACGCCTTGAAAAAGGTTGTTGGGATCTAAATCCCTCTTCTAAGGAGAAGAATCAATGGCATTCGCTGCCAATAACGCAAAGCTGGCACAGACCAGCGACACCATCTTCAGTGGCTACCTCGATCCGGTCCTCGCGCAGGACTACTTCGCTGAGGCCGAGAAGGTGTCCATCGTTCAGCAGATCGCCCGGAAGATCCCGCTGGGTCCGACCGGTGTGACCATCCCGCACTGGAACGGTTCGGTCTCTGCTGAGTGGGTCGGTGAGGCCGGTATGAAGCCGATCACCAAGGGCTCGCTCACCAAGCAGTCGATCAAGCCGGCCAAGATCGCGACGATCTTCGCGGAAAGCGCCGAGGTCGTGCGTGCGAACCCGGCTAACTACCTGGGCATCATGCGTACGAAGATCGCTGAGGCTATCGCCCTGGCGTTCGACGCCGCCGTGCTCAACGGCACCAACACCCCGTTCGGTGCTTACATTGCACAGACCTCGAAGAGCGTGTCGCTCATCGACTCCGGTGGTGCCGGTGTCGCTACCGACAACAACGCCTACAACGGTCTGAACGCGGCTCTGTCGCTTCTGGTCAACGATGGCAAGAAGTGGAACGGCACTCTCTTCGATGAGAAGGTGGAGCCGATCCTCAACGGCAGCAAGGACGGCAATGGCCGTCCGCTGTTCTTGGAGATCGCCCCGCCGGCCGCTCAGGTCACCCCGTTCCGTTCGGGCTCCATCCTGGGCCGTCAGACGATCATCTCGGACCACGTCCAGAACGGCACCACGCTGGGTTACGCCGGCGACTGGAGCCAGGTGGTCTGGGGTCAGGTCGGCGGTCTGTCCTTCGACGTGACCGACCAGGCCACGCTGAACTTCGGCACCGAAGGTTCTCCCAACCTCGTGTCGCTGTGGCAGCACAACTTGGTCGCGGTCCGTGTCGAGGCCGAGTTCGGCGTGCTGGTCAATGACCCGCAGGCGTTCGTCAAGCTGACCAACGTCGTCACTGCCTAGTCACTTTGGAGGGGGCCCCTTCGGGGGCCCTCTCCGAGTGCGTGGAAAGGATTCAAATGGCAAAGGTTATTCACCAGGGCGGCGCTGCCGCCGAGGTCGATGACGCTTTCGTTGAGGCTCTGCTCGCTACCGGCGAGTGGGAGGTCGCTGGCGCACCGGCTCCGGTTCGCCGCACCCGCAAGCCCAAGGTCGAAGAGGCTCCCGCTACCGAAGAGTGAGGTGAGATATGGCGTACGCCAGCGCATCTGACGTAACAGCTCGTTGGGCACGCACACCCACTGACGAAGAGAACACGCTCATCACCGTCCGGTTGGAGGATGCTGAGCGGTTGATCCGGCGACGGATCTCTGACTTGGATGACCGTATCAACGCGGGGACGATCCTCGAAGAGGACGTTATTCAGGTTGAAGCGGAAGCGGTTCTGAGGCTTGTCCGTAACCCCGAGGGTTACATGTCGGAGTCTGACGGCAACTACACGTACATGCTCCGTAACGATATCGCTACTGGCCGGCTTGAGATCCTTGCCGACGAGTGGGAGATCCTAGGGGTGACCCGGCGTCGGTTCGGGGTTCTGGTTCCGAATGTGGTGTTGCCGCAATGACGGAACCGATCGTTCACCGGTATGACCCGCGCAATGTCGATGCACGCAAGTGTGATCACGAGGCTGATCCCCCGGTTTGTTGGTGCGTCCATGATTGGCGCATCGGACCGTGGAGTAACGCGGAACGGAAGGTCTAATGAGCCTACTCGACCGTAACCACCCGGAGGACGTGATCGTCTACCCGGAAGAGGTTGTGACCGACATGGACGGGAACATCCGTACCCGGCCTTCGACGGTCGGGTTTCCCGCTAAGGCGCGTATGCAGCCGCTGGGGCAGTCGGGCACTTCGTCCCGACGCCAGGAGCAGGACAACGAGGGCTTCGAGTCGGAGCGGGTGTACAACATCCGCTTCCCGAGGGACATGCCGTTGCTGGGCGCACAGACCCAGATCGAATGGCGGGGTGTCCGTTGGGCTTTGTTCGGCACCGAGGTGTTGTACAACAACTCCCCCCGTACCCGGCACGTCACCTACACCATCAAGAGGTTCTGATGGCTGTCAGGTTGAAGGGTCGCAAGTTCGTCAACGGCACAGCCGCACACCACCACGAGACTCAGAATGCGCTTCGCCGGCTGACTCGTGAGGTTGAGGCTAAGGCCAGGGGGAATCTACGCGCTGCTCGCAGTACTACGGAGTGGACGAAGATCGCTGACCCGGACGGCTTGACGCATGTCGGGGCTGCGACGGACTCAGGTAAGTACGGTGCCCTCGACTACTACGTGTACATGGAAGCGTACAAGCAAGGCGCTATGGCGCTTGAGTTCGGCCACGCACCTTCTGGTGTGTTCGGTCCTGACGGCGCTTACGCCCATGTGAAAACCCGTGCCCCGCATGGGTTGTACATCCTCACGCGAGCAGCCGGCCTTGGCGGGTTGACGAGTGTTTCTAGCGGAGCGAAGCGAGGTAAGCGGTAATGCCGGTTATGCCCCGCGTTCAATCCGTTGTGCTCCCGATCATTCGGGAAGCACTGCCCGATGTGACTGTCACATCCTGGGGGGCCGATATTGATTATCGGGATTTCCCCCTCATCAACATTCGCCGTGTGGGTGGAGTCCGTCACGGTGAGCGTCCCGATCTGTTGGACAAGCCGGTTATTGAAATGACCGCCTACACGACAGTGGGGCTGCCTGAAACCGAGCTGCTTTACATGGACGCCCTGGAGGCGCTGTACGACGCGGTTCGGAAACAAACACAGACGGATGCAGGTTATCTGCACTCCATCAAAGAAACGATGGGCATGACCCAGTTCAGCTCGTTGTTCATGGATTCCTGGCGTGTCCAGGGTCTGATCGCCCTTGGTGTTCGCCCACCGAGATCCACCTAGTACAAGGAGATTCGCCTTATGGCACTCAACGATAACGCGGTCTTGACTGCGGCTGTCGGCTACGTGTACACCGCTGCGGTGGGCACTGTTGCTCCGACTCCGACTGCTCTCAAGACGCTCAACCTGGAAACCACCTCTGGCTGGACGCCGGCTACTTGGAAGCTGCTGGGTCACACCAGCCGCAACGATATGCCCGAGTTCGGTTTCGACGGTGGCGACAGCGAGGTCAAGGGAACTTGGCAGCGGAAGAAGCTGCGGGAAGTCACCACCGAAGAGCCGGTGGACTACCTGACGCTGTTCCTCAATCAGTTCGATGATGACGCTCTGGGGCTGTACTACGGCACCAACGCCGTCACCACCAAGGGTCTGTTCTCCGTTTCGGGTGCAGGCAACGCGGTTGTGGAGAAGGCACTGTTCGTCGTGATCGAAGACGGCTCGTTCCGTATCGGATTCCACGCCAGCAAGGCGTCGATCAAGCGTGACGATGCTATCCAGCTCCCGGTCGATGATCTGGCTTCGCTGCCGATCAAGGCCACGTTCCTCCAGCACAGCACCAACCCGCTGTTCACCTGGATTCAGGATGACCTGTTCAACCAGCCGTGATCGGCTGAGTTGACCTAGTCCGGGGGGGAGGGGTTCCTCGGCGGGCCTACCCCTCCCCCCCCTCTTCCAATCTTTCGGCCTGCCAACAACTTACGAAAGGCTCGCTATGTCAAACGTATTTACCCTTGATGCTCTCCGCGAAGAAGTCGAACGCGAGTTCGCACCGGTCGAAATCGTCGTGAGCGACGGTACGACAGTCACTCTCCGCAACCTGCTCCGTCTGTCGAAGACCGAGCGCGACGTTGTGGTGGCGAAGCTGAAGGTGCTTGAAACCATCGACAAAGACGCTGAGGCTGCTGAGGATTCGAACGAGATCGACCTCCTGGCCGATACCGCCGCTGAGATCCTCGCGCTGGTTGCCGATCACGGCGACAAGCTGATCAAGGAGCTGGACGGCGACGTGTCCGTCATTCTGAAGGTTCTGAACGTGTGGATGGGATCTACCCAGCCGGGGGAAGCACAGCCCTCGCCGGCCTAATAGACGCGCACGGCGAGGTTCTGATCCCGGATCTTCTGTCCCATTACGGGGTGGATATCCGGGACCTGTTTCATCCCGAGAAGCCGCTGTCTCCTAGGTATGTCCTCACTCTGATCATGTACCTGCCTTTGGGCTCCGCGTTCGTCGCGGAGCGCCGTGGTGGGCAAGAGTTCAGGGATTGGGATATCAGCAGGTATGCGTTGGTCGATGTGGCTAATTCCCTTCGGGGACTTCAGCATCTGTATCTGGCTACGCATATCGACAGGCGTAAGGCTTCACTTCCGAAACCGCCAGAACCGTTCCCCACTCCTGAGGAACAGAGAACTAAGAAAGCCGTTACGAAGGCCGGTTCGTTCGCACACATGGTTGCGACGGCGAAGGCGGCAGCGGAACGTAAAAGGAAGGCAGGGCGCTAGATGGCTGGTGGTGCAGGGACCGAAGTCGGTCGGATCTCCATCAAGGTCACACCGGATACCGATGGGTTCCGTTCGGAGCTGTACCGCCAGCTCAAGGCGATTGAGAAGTCGGTTAAGGGCCAGGTCCCGGTCAGTGCGGATGTGAAGACCGCAGAGGCTGTCGGGCAGATGGCTAGGCTCATGGCGAAGCTCAAGGCCCAGGCTGCTGCCGGTGTCAACGTCGATGTGGATGTGCGCCAGCGTGGCGACGGGTTCACCAGGAATCTGATCAACAGCCTGAAGAGTCTGGGCGGCGCTTTGGGTGATGCTAAGCGTGGTATCGCGGATTACAGCCGCGAGGTTAAGCGTCTGACGGCTGCCCAGCAGCAGCAGAGTCCTCTGCTGATGCACGATCTGGCGGTTCTGCGTTCGCATAACCAGTTGCGCCGGCGTGGTGTTCAGCATGTGAAGGATTTCGCTGAGGCGTTGAAGCTCCAGCAGAAGTGGCTTCGGGATGCTAACCCGGAGCTGTCGGCTAGCGCCGCCAGGTGGAAGTCGTGGGCTATGGCCCTGCGGGACGCCAATACCAACGCGACGAACTCCGTTCGGAGTTTCAAGCAGGCGTTCAAGTCGCTGGGTAACAGCGACGGCGGTGGTGGTCTTCGGAACATGATCAACCGGCTGCTCGACTTCGGTGACGGAGCTGACAAGGCCAGCGATTCCGCGCAGCGGTCCACGAGGACGTTCCTGGGGCTGTCCCGGATGGGCTGGCTTGTGGCGGCTGGCTTCGCTGGTGCTGCGCCTGCTGTCGGTTTGGTAGCCGGCCTTATCGCCGGTCTGCCGTCGCTGATGATGACGTTCGGTGCTGCGGCTGGTGCGATTGCCCTTGGCCTGGATGGGATTAAGGCTGCGGCTGCCACGGTGCAGCCCCAGTTCGAGGCCCTGAAGGCGTCGGTCGCCCAGAAGTGGGAGACGGGGCTTACCCCGGTCATTCAGGAACTGGGCAAGCTCTTCCCGACGTTCGAGGTCGGTATGGGCCAGGTGACTACCGGTCTGATCGACATGGCGAAGGGTATGACTACCGCCCTCACTTCCGGTGAGGGCATGCGTCAGCTTTCCACGATCTTCGAGGGTATCGGCGGGTTCTTCACGAGTATCGCCCCCGCGATGGGCCAGTTCACCAATTCGTTCTTGCAGCTTGGCTCTGCCGGCGCAAGCTCGTTCGGGCATCTGACCGCTTTCATCTCCGCGTTCGCCACGCAGTGGCAGGGGATGATCGACCGGGTCACTAACACCCCGGTGTTCGACCAGGCGATGCAGGGTATGTCGCAGGCGCTGACCGGGTTCACCGGTCTGTTCACGACGCTGATGGAGTCCGGCCTGGGCGCTATGTCCAAACTGGGTGAGCCGCTGTCGAACATGTTCTCCGGGTTGGGGAATCTGATCTCTGCCGCTATGCCCGGTCTGACTTCGTTCGCGGGGATGATCGGTAACACGATCGGCAACCTAGGCAACTCGCTTGCTCCTGCGTTCGCTGCGCTGGGCCCTGTCGTGGACGCTATCCGTCCGACGATCGAATCGCTGGCTACCACGCTGGGTGGCGTGCTTTCTCAGGCTGTTGTGGCTATCGCCCCGGCGCTGACTCAGCTCGCTCAGGTGATGGGCCCTGTTCTGACCCAGGCCGCTACGGCGCTGGCTCCGATCATCGGGCAGCTCGCTACGACGTTCGGCACGATCCTGCTGACGGCTGTCCAGGCTCTTGCCCCGGTGATGCCGCAGATCTCTGCGGCGTTCGCAGCGTTGGCCGCTGCGGTCGGCCAGGGGCTGGCTACGGTTCTGCCTCAGTTGGTGCAGTGCTTTGTGCAGTTGCTGCCGACTCTGGTGTCGCTGCTGCCGGCGTTCCTGCAACTGTTGCAGGCGGTCATCCCGATGGTTCCGCTGTTCTTCCAATGTGTCGCTGCGGTGATCCAGCTCGCGCTGGCTTTCGCTCCGCTGCTGAGTTCGTTGGCGAACGTGGTGTCGCTTGTCGTACAGGTGATCGCGAAGTTCGCGGAGTGGGCAGCCACGATCCTGACAGTAGTGGTCGGGGCTATGACCCAACTGGTCAGCAGCATCTCGCAGTGGATGTCGCAGTTCTTCCAGACGATCGCAGACTGGCTGAACAAAGCGGTGGACAAGGTTCGGGAGTGGGGCACCAATGTTGCTTCCGCGATCGAAGGGTTCGCTGGCCGGATGCTTGAGGCCGGTAAGAACATGATCCAAGGTCTGATCAACGGTATGGGCTCCATGATGGGCGCTGCCGTGGCGAAGGCCAAGGAGATCGGCTCCAACATCTGGAAGAGCGTCACGAACTTCTTCGGCATCGAATCCCCTTCGAAGCTGATGGCCGAAGTTGGTGGTTTCGTCATGGAAGGTCTGACCAACGGCATGGACGCCAACGGGTCGGACGCTGTCGCGAAGATGAAGGAGATCGCGAAGGCGATCTTCGAGGCGGCGAAGGAAGTGTTCGGCTCTGCGGCCGGCTTGAATCTAGCGTTCAACTTCGGTGGCGGCGGTGGTATCGGCCTTGGCGCTGGAGGTGCGGGTGGACCGTTCGGCGGTCTGGCTTCCGGCATGGCGGGTATCGCCTCGTCTGCGAAGGACTTCCAGACCAACATGGCGAACACGGTGAATCCGGCGAAGCAGTTGGACGCTGGCACTAAGCAGCAGCTTGCTGATCTGACTCAGCAGTTGGCGGTTCTGGAGATGCAGCGCAAGGAGTTGGAGCTTCGGAAGATCGGCATGGAGAAGGGTCCCGCTCTGGATGCCCTCAAGGCCGAACTGGAGTCTGTCCGTCAGCAGAAGCTGGCGTTGGGTCTTCAGAAGGATCAGTTGGCGTACGCCCAGAAGTACGAGGGCGCAGTCTCTGATACCGCAGCCAACTACGACCAGCAGGTCAAGGACATGGCGAAGATGCCGCTCGACTTCCTCCAGGCCAACGCGCAAACGGCTATGCAGGACTTGGGGATCTCCGGTAACGGGATGCTCACGTCGCTCGCCCAGCAGGGTCTGGATTACGGCTCGAAGTTCATCTTCAACGTCTCGAATGTTGATGAGGCTATCGCGGTCAAGAACAACCAGATCAACAAGGAATCCCAAGGGATTGTAGGGAGGTAGTTGGTGGAGTCCAACACCGTAGTTGAACTCGAAGGCGTCAACGGTGAGACGTTTAACTTGACCACCGGGGATAAAGGCGTGTACCTGGCGACAGACGTTAAGGGCGCGTTCTACGATCCTCCGGTCAAGTGTGTGTACGAGGAGCCCGGTAACTATCCGGGCGCTCGCTACCTCAATCACCGTGTGCTGCGCCGGGATATCACGTTCGGTGTGGAGATCCTGAATGATGCTGCGTCAGGGTCGAACTCGTGGCTGTCGAGGGACTCTCAGTGGCGTAAGGCGTGGGCGTTCGACCGGGATTGCAAGCTGAAGGTGACCACTCCCGGTTCGGGCACCCGCTACCTGAAGTTGCGGCTGCTGGAATCCCCCGACGTGGACATGTATCACGATCCGCAGATGCGGGAAGTGAACCGGACTGTGATGGTCTGTGTCGCTGGAGATCCGTTCTGGTATGGGGATGACGCCGTCTATACGGCGACTACCGCGACGAACACCACGTTCGATCCGAACCCGCTGCCGTGGCCCTGGCCGCAGGCTGGGCTGCCTACGGAGAATCTGACGATCACGGTTCCGACGTGTAATCCGACTGATCAGTACATCTTCCCGAAGTGGACTGTTCCCGGTTCGACGTATGCGCCGGCAGAGCCGTATGTGCCGGGGCTCCCTTGGTTGGGGGCCCCGAAGTCGAGGGCGACTATCTGGACGATCCCGGACTACTCGTTCGAGGATTCGACTATGGCAACCCGCCGTGTGCGGATGCCCGGTCTGATCGGCGGTCTTCGGACCGACGAGGTTCAGTGTTTCAACCTCGACGGCATCATCGGGTCTGGCACGTTCACCTTGACACTAGGTAGCGAGACTACCGGTGCGTTGGCGTGGAACGCTTCTACCGCCGCTGTGAAGGCGGCGCTGGAAGCACTGGCTGCTGTGGCCTACGACGATGTAGAAGTCACGATGGGCCCTGTCACTAGGGAGACTCAGGTTCTCCAGATAGACGGGGCTACAGGCGGTACTTTCACGCTGTCTTTCGGTGGGTACACCACGTCCCCGATTCCGTTCAACGCATCCGATGCACAGATCTACAGCGCCTTGGTGGCGCTGCCGTCGATCGGTTTGTTCGACGTGTCGGTGAAGTCGAAGATCTCGAACGAGGTTCAGGTTGTCACTCTGACGGGTGAGCCTACGGGTGGCACGTTCAAGCTAGGGTTCGACGGGTCGTGGACTGATCCGATCGCCTACAACGCTAGCCCGTTGGAGGTGTGGAACAAGCTGACCGGTATCGGTCCGATCGACACCAATGACATCAACGTCAACCAAGAGTGGTGGAAGAAGTACGCGCCGTGGACGATCGGGTTCAGCCGGCCGCTCCTGGCGGCTGGCGCTTACGAAGGTGTGAATGTTCCGACGTTGGTCGGTGACCCAGACGGGCTTATCGGCGGTGCCGGTATGGACGTTGTTGTGTCTACGCAGACGCAGGGTTCACGCCCGTACGTGATCAAGTTCGGCGGTACTCGCTCCGGGCAGAACGTCCCGGAGCTTGTCGTGAACGGGGCCGGCTTGACCCGTGGTGATTCCACGGCACCGGCTCCTGAGGCGAAGGTACACACCGACATTCCGGGCTCCCACCCGTACGTGGTGCGGTTCCGTAACAACTTGTCGGGCCAGAGCTTCCCGCTGTTGACGGTGAACACCGGCAGCCTTTCCGGCTACGGGACTGTCAGCTCGCGGGTGTGGAAGACGGTGGTCGGCTACACAGCCCCTGCGGAGAACTGCGTTATCGACGCAGATCCTCGTGTGGAGCAAGTGGTTTCGGAGTCTGGGTCCACTCTGTGGGCCAGGATGAACGGTGTCAGGTTCAGGCATCCGATCCCGCCGTACACCGGCTCGAAGACGTTCACGGTGACCGTATCCGGTTGTGTCGCAGGGCAGATGATCTCGTTGAGGCTTCCTCGACCGTGGTCGCGTCCTTGGGGATTGGAGTGAGTCGTGGTCCGTTACACGCTGAGGATCTTGGGATTCCCTATCGTCTCCCTTGACACCGAACGGTTTGAGTATGTCGATGAGGTTGAGTCCCCCGCTGTCGGCGGGGGCTCTGCCCACAACTTCGAGCGGGACTTCGAGCCACTGAGTCCCACCTCCCACCACGAGTGGGAGTGGGAGGACAAGAAGAAGGGGTTCGGTTTCGGATGAGTTTGACAACACTCGAACACCACGAGCGTGTTTGGGATTACGCAGAGACTCGCCGCCTTAAGCGGGAGAAAGATCGCCTGGCCCCGCCGCTAGTTCGGCTGTGGGATGGGGATTATCGCCTGCGGGGTATTTGCGCCGGCTGGCGTGAAATAGAGTTCGAGTTTATCGACAATGACGTGGGTACGGCTTCGCTGAAGCTGTCTCTGGATCATTACATGGCGAAATGGATGATGGATCATAAAGGCCGCACCAAGCGGAATGTCCACATCACCATCGACAAACAAGGTGCTCGCTGGTCAGGGCGTATGGATCACTACCGGGTGGTCCGTACAAAAGAAGGTGATACATATATCGAAATCATCTTCAAACACGATTACGAAGAGCTTAAGCACATCCTTTGCTGGAGCAATCCATTCTTAAGGCCGGAGTTCCAATTTCCGAAATTGTGGATTATTTTCGGACCTGCGAAATGGTGCTTGCTTACTACGCTATTTTGTAATCTGCTCAGGCTAGAAACTTCTTTATGGACATTGCCCGATAATCCACTCGACATAAACGAATGGATGGGGCCCTCGTTCTGGCCGGGTAACTGGCGTCAGATCGTCAAGCCGTTCCCGCTCCTGGGGGACAACTCCAACCTGACGGTGGTGTTCTCCCGGTTCAAGAGTTTCTACGACGTGGCGAAGTCGGTTCTGGATGACGCGCAGCTCTCTATGACCTGCCGGCGTTACATCGTGGACGAGGACCCGCATCCGTTCGGGGATCTCCTCGGGGAGCTGGACAACGCGGTTGTCGAGGATCTGTTCACGATGATCCCGCTCCGCAACGGCTGCCTCGTGTGGGACATAGTCGATCGCAGCGGCTGGGGCACCGGCACAGCGTTCGGTGGCAGTCTCCTGGTCGGTCTGGTCCGGGCGGTTGTCGAGATCGCCTCTGACGGCACGACAGAAGGCATCGACGTATTCACCGGAGATCCGACTTTCCCTGGCGAGTACTACATTCCAGGCTTCTTGGGGACCAATCCCCAAGCGCCGTGGGTGGTATTCGAAGAGGGACAGTTCACCGGTATCGAATCGTCTGAGTTCGTCTTCTACGAGGCGACTGACACGTCTGTGGTGCTCGGTGGGGCCAGTATGCCCGGAATCAACGAGGGTATATCCACAGGGATCAACATGGCAGGTGACTTCCTGACCTCGATGATCAACTCCTACATGGCCCCAACGGGGCCTGTCGGTGGTGCTATCGACCTCCCACCTCTGGGCGGCGTAATGGACGCTGTCGCAAAGGTTTTCTACGAGGACGTGATCGCAGCGTTCATGGAGTTCCCCAGCCTTCGGGCTGCCTCGCTGCCCCTGCCGATCGCAGGGCTTGAGGATGGGACAACCTCTCTCGGGGACTTCCACTACTACGAGGGTTGGGCTGACGGTGCAGACCGTGCGTTCACTATCTCGGCGCTGGCAGCGGCCAGGGCGAAGTTCTATGAGACACGCGCCAGGACGGCGCACACCATCAAAATCTCGGACGCCTGCCCCTACTACATCGGGGAAAAAGGCTACGGGGACTTCTGGGTTGGTGATCGCGTAGCGACTTCGGTCCTAGGCAACCCGGTTGAACATCAGCTCTTTGTGGAGCGTGTCAACAAAGTGAAGTACCAGTGGGACAACAACGGACCGTCTGGTTGGACGTTGGAGATCGGCCGGCGTGAGCCGAAGGACCCGTCTCTGAAGTTGTTCGAGAAGGTTCGCGACATCAACAGTTCGCTGTCCCAGCTTGGTGTTTGGTAACGATTGAAAGGCTCGCCGTGATTCCAACAAAAGAAGAAGCTGACATGAACAACCCGGAGGAGCATTTCCTCTGGGCCCTAAGGAATATGCCAGCCTTTGCAGGGGCTGGGGTGGTCACACACCCCGGCTTCCTGAGGCAGTGGTCTAGCCACTTGTGGAGTTGCGGCTTCGCTCACAGGGACTACCTGGAGGGGCTTGCCGATGAGGACGGAAACATCCACGTCAGTAAGCTCCCCAGGCAGGCCATCAAGTTCCAGCCGGCGGTACGTGGGCCCCGGCATGGTTTCAACAATGCGGCTCGCTGGGTGTCTGCTGAGACACCTGACCCGGAGCCGATCAATCTCCCAGACATTCGGCAACTCACGATTCAGGAGAACGAGTACATGTTGGAGCAGTACCGCTCCGCAGGCATGATCCCGACGCCGCCGCCTGGCCCGTCTGTGGCTGAGGCAGTGAATGACTAGGAGAGATATTTGTGGACTTCCACCCAGACGATGCGTACGACCTAATCGCGTATCTGATAGTCGGCCTGCCTGCGATCCTCGGTGGTGTCGCAGCCTTCTATGTTCAGCGCCGCGAGCTGAAACATCAACGGGGCATTCAGGAAAAGACGCTGTACGAGGTTAAGAACGATCACCGTTCCAACCTCCGGGATGACATAGATGATCTGACTTCCGCTGTGAAAGAAGGGTTCCGCGACTTGACAACGGACGTTGCAGGTCTGCGTGAGGAGCTGCGTACAGAGCGGATCGAACGAATCGAAGGAGATCGGAGGTCTAGGTGACTACACCGCATCAGTCTTCGCCTGACGGTGCCATCACCATCGGTGGTGGCGAGTGGATGTACGGGCAGGCGGTCAACGAGGCCACCGCCAGGTCGGCGTTCGAACTGCCGATGCCCACCCCGGACAACATGCTGGAGCTTCTCCGCGTTGCCCTGGAGATGCTGGACCTCGACACGCTGAAGCCGTTCGCTGAGTTCCTCGGCGTGGTCGATGGTGTGTTTACGAACATCACCGAAGCGGTCGATGCGATCCTCGGGTCGCTTGTCATCAAGCCGGTCTTGCAGACTGTCGAGGCGTTCACCGAATGGTTGACGGACACGTTCGAGCCGCTGCTGAATCTGTTCAACGCCTTGGTGAAGATCCTCACCGGGGACTTCTCGGATATCCCCACCGCCCTTGAGGGCGTTGGGACTTGGCTGACGGATCTTATCGGTTCCATCCCGCTTATCGGGGATATCGTTGAGGCGATCACCGGCATAGCCGGCGGTGCCCTGTCAGATCTGACGGACTGGGCCAACGGTCTCGCGACTCAGATCACAGAAGGCATCCAAGGTCTGATCCATGCGCTGACCGGCATCCTGCACGGCGACTTCTCCGATGTCGAGGAGTGGGTTTCCAACCTGGGCTCGCTCGTGCTTATGGGTGTCAGCAACATCATCGAAGCGATCACCGGCATCGTCGGTGGCACGCTGGAGGATCTCGCTGAGTGGGTGACTACGATCCCGATCGTCGGGGACATAGTCGAGGCGATCACAGGTGTGTTCGGCAACCTCGGGGATCTCGCTCAGTGGTTCGCTGACAACGTGCTGACGATCCTGTCGGGTCTGCCGGCGTGGAACTTGATCGGCCAGATCCCGGATGCCGTCATGGGCATCTTGAACATCGGCCACCTGACCACCGAACCGGTGAACCTGCTTCAGCATCCGAACTTCGAGGATGCTTCTACAGTCGCCGCTGTCGATGGATGGTCTTGGGACAGTACGCAGACCGCCAACTCCATCGGTGGTTCGGCGAAGGTCGTGCTGGACGGATACAACAAAGAGTTGAACCACCAGACCGCTGTCCGGGTCGCTCCTGGCGACAAGATGACGGTCGGTGCCAAGTTCAAATCGTCTGGTATCACAGGCACCGGCTGGAAGGCCGCTGTGTCGGTGATGGAGTACCGCAACGGTGCTATCGCCACCCCGGTGGAGATCGTCTCCCGCACCACCAACTCCGCTAGTTGGGTGCTGCTGGCCGGGGACTACACAGTCCCCCCGAACGTGTCTTCGGTCGTGTTCCGTCTGACGGTGGAGAACGCCACCTCGGGCACCGCGTGGTTCGATGAACTGAACTTCCACAAGTCGGGCATCCTCGAACAGGGCTGGGTTGAGAACCTGCCGAACACCTGGGAGAACTTCTGGGGTGGTTTGGTCGGCACTCCGGGCACCGGTAAGACGTGGGCCGACATGGGTGATGCCGGGACCACGGTGCGTAACAACGCACTGATAGGGATCTCAGGCGCTAACGCCGCCAACGGCAACCTCCAGACCACCTGGAACTCGTTCTACGACGCCCACGCGGGAACGTCGGGGGCTACCGGGCAGACCCCGTCTAGTGCGGCGGCTGCTGCCGGTGGTGTTCGCACTACGGCTGTCAGTGCTTCCGGCACTGCCTCGACGGCGTACGGCACGGCTACTACCGCGTCCGGGAATGTGCAGGACACCTGGAACAAGTTGTGGGAAGCCGTCTTCGGTGGTGTGGCTACGGGTAAGACCGCAGCCGACGCTAAGTCGGCGTTGAATGCGACTGCGTCTACAGCGAGTGGTGCCAGCTCTACGGCGTCTACCGCTAGCGGTGCTGCGTCTACCGCTAATACGAACCTTCAGGACACTTGGAACAAGTTGTTCGATGCGTTCAACGGCACGGCCGGCTCGACCGGCAAGACCGCAACGCAAGCCAGTACGGCTGGTGGTGGTGTTCGTACTACCGCTACCTCCGCTGCTAGCTCTGCCTCGGCGGCGACTACGAACGCGAACTCGGCGTTGACGAAAGCGAACGGCATTAACACGACGCTGTTCGGGTCCACCTCGGGTGGCTCTACCGTCACCCAAGGCGCGTTACCGCTGACTACGATCCTGCCTACGTCAGGCTCGGGTGCTCAGATCAGCCGTAGGAACACCACCAACGTCAACGGGGCCACTGGCCGGTTGCTGTTCCCTACCGGGTTCTTCGACTACCAGGATCGGGCTTCGTCCAACATCACCACCACCTTGAGCGAGGGCAAGTTCACTGTCTCTGAATCTGGTTGGTACATGGTGGAGTTGGCCTTCCGGTTGAACCCGACGATCTCGTTCGGGTTCAGTGTGGCCCCGTTGTTGTTCAAGGGCACATCGTCCTCGCAGTCTCCGTTCAAGATCGGCAATGACGCGATCATGGGCACTTGGGGCTTCGGCTCTATGGGTAACCGTTACGCGAACTCGTCGTGGATCGTTTACCTGAACGCCGGCGAGGCTGTACGCGCCGGCTATGACGGCAGCGGTACTGGCGTGGACATCTTCGACGCTGACGCATCGGGCATCGAAACGTATTTCTCTATTTCGATGATGAACAAGAGCTTCGCCTAAGGAGTTGAGTATGGCCGACGCCAACCACATCAAACGCAACCCCGTCACGGGGGCTGTGGCTATCAGAACCGACTTCCCCGACGAACCGGCTACCGCGCATATGACGTGGCTTGTAGCCACTTCGGATATCGGTGTTTCACACCACTCTTCGGAGCAGGTCGCTGATTGGGAAGATCTCTACATTCCGGGAGGAACAGAATGAGCGAGTACGCAGAAGGACATGTGAAGCGGAACCCGGAGACGGGTGCTGTCGCACTTCGAACCCACTTCGCTGACAACGCGGATTTCGCGAACATGACGTGGCTGGTTTCCACCACGGTTCACGGTCCGTCGAACGTCGGCACCGCCGCCGTCGATGCTTGGGACGATCTGTTCGTCCCGCCGGCTGTCGATGGCTAAGCCGGTATTCCTCTACGCGACTGGCACAGCGTTTCTGACGCAGGTTCTCGGGGTCAACCTGGCCCCGATCGGGGGCGGTCCCGGAAATACGATTGTCGCCAACGGCAAGAAGTACTTCATGGACTACATCACCAACGATCCGTTCTGGCTGATGTTGGACAACCAGATTTGGGATGCCCGGAAGATTCCGTATCCCGCTTCGGCTTGGCCTATGTCGGCGTCTATCGCCAGTGGCGTGGGCATGGTGAAGGCAGCGATCAACGCGCTGCCCTCTGGTACCCCGTTCTGTTTGGGCGGCTACAGCCAGGGCGCAGCCGTGATGAGCGACGTGTACGACGCTCTGAGGACCGGGGACATGACCTCGAAGGCCAGCCAGTTCAAGGGCGCGGTCTTGTTCGGGAACCCTCGGCGGCAAGAGGATTTCACCGCTCCGGGTGTTACGTGGTCCGGTGCAGCCGGCCAAGCCGGAACCACCACAGGTGGATCTGGTTGCTTCCCAACCCGACTCGCATCGTGTGAGTACGGGAAGTGGAACGAGTACGTCAACTACGACGAGGTGATCGCCGCGATCGGCACCGACACCAACGGTGCCGGTTTCCGTTCTCTGGTTGGTTGGTTGACGGGTCTGTCTGATCCGATCACCGCCATCAGCGGTGCTCTGTCCGGGACGTGGTCTGCTGGCCTAGCCCTGGCTCAGGCGACCGGGGACTTCGGCCATGTGCGGTATCCGATGTCGGCTCCGCTGACTGGTCCCACGACGGTGACGGGTACGAAGACCTCGTACGAGCTAGCGTTGGACTTCCTCGCTACGGTCGCTACCGATGTGTCGGCAGGTCCGATCCTGCCGGCTACCCATCCGTCTCTGAACCATCCTTGGACGATCGTTCGTCCGTCTGCTGCATAGCGAATTAGCCCCCCTCTTCGGAGGGGGGCTTTTTTGCGTTGAGGAGGTCTGCCGCTTCGGCCGGCTCGAAGAGATTCCCTTCGATCGCGTTCCCCGCGATCTTGCGGATCTGGAATCGGATGCCTGACTTGATCAGCAGAGCCCTCCGCTCTGCAATGTCTGACATAGCCCACTTGTCAGCACATATTTAGTTAGCAGGGCTAAACTAATTTAGGCACAAAAAAAGCCCCCCAGCCCGAAGGCCAGGGGGCAATTCTTGCTATCTGCGCAAGCTGTCACTCATTGCACTCCTCACACCCCAAGCACCGATCCAGTTCGTGGAACATGCCCCGGCTGTTGATGTACTCGTCGGACACCACGGCGATCACCGCGTCGGCCATATCGCCCCATTCCACCAACTCGCCGTCAGCGATCCGGTCGAAAATCTTCGGCAGCACGGCGGCTATACGGGTACGCAGGGTGTCACTCATCGGCATCTTTCGGGTTGTGGCTGCCGCTATGCATCAGGGCGAATTGCTGCATCGTGGACGATGAGTAGAAGCTGAACGAGCTTCCGCAGGGATGGCAGACATATTGGTAATCGCCAATCGCTTCCACTGAAACCGGCTCAGTGAGTTCCGGTAGTGCGGCGATCACCGCGTCAACCTGTGTGGACATGGCATTCGGTGGAGGTAGGTACTCGTTGGGCGTGCTGTGGATTAACGCCAGCAAGATGCGTTCACGCAGGGAGTCAGACATCGGTTGCCGTCACTGGTGTGCCGAATCGCTGATCCTGCTCACGCCCGTACCACGCTTCCCGTCGGTTGACTGCGGCATTGAAATGCAACAGGCATCCCCACAGGTATTCAGCCAAGATGAAATCGGGCGTGCCTGAACCGTTTTCCTTGCTGTGCCGGTTCAGTAGCGATTGCAGTTCTGATACGAAATCACTCATCGACAATCTCCCAATCTGTTACATGGCGGCGCACCCATTGGTCGGGCTTGCCGTTGATGATGCGTTTCGCCAGGTGTGCTTGCAGCCCTAGTTCGCGGATCACCGCGTCGGCCAGATGGGCCTCAAACTCAAGCAGGCCGTCCGTTTCGGCACCGCATGAACAGAACTCCAAGCCGTCGCGGTAATACGCGCCCATTGGGCCGTGCCCGCGTAGCGCCACTGCGATGCGGTCACGCAGGGAATCAGTCATCGACGGCCAGCTTTACGCGCCAAGTCACATGCCCAGACCATCGAGTCCCGGCGCAATCAACGGTGATGTACTTGAAGTCCTTCGGTGGGTGGACTTCGTTGTAGTTGTGATCCCAGAACCGTGTTAGTGATTCTTGGCGTGCGGGAAGGTTGTCACTCATCGTCGGCCTTCCAAGTGGAGTATCGGCAACCGGGGAGCATGGCGTGGCAGTAGCCGCACTCACCGTCTTCTGCTTCGATCTGTAGTTCGCGGATCACCGCGTCGGCCACTTCTTCGGCCACTGGCACGTTTACCGACCGCCACGCCACCGTGTCGTAGATCAGCGCGGCGATGCGGGTGCGGAGACTCTCGCGTTTCGTCATTGTGGACTCTCGGTTTTCGTCAGTCATCATTTAGCGCCTTTACGGTGTCGATTTCCATGTGTAGCCACGGTTCGTCGCGCTGTTCTGCGTAGTCGCGCGCCATTTCTTCGATCTGGTAGCGGGTTCCGGTCCATGTTGCGGTGGCGAATGGGTGGTCTTTGAACGGGTTGGCGTAGATGCTGGCGGTGACCCGGAATCGTGCGGTGTCGTTGCGGTCGTATTCGGCGTCCCGCCATTGCTGTTCACCGTTTTTCATGCCCATCAGCCCTCCCATCCGGGGTAGAAACACTGTCCGGGCCAGACCACGGCGTCGATTCCGGCAGCATCAATCAACTGCTGGCATTGGTAACAGGGCGGTCTGGTGATGTAGAGAGTCGCTCCGATGAGATCGGCGCGGTCGCAGTAGAGGAGAGCGTTAGCCTCTGCATGGACAGCCACACAGCGTCCCTGTCCTGCTGAATAGTCGGAGTTAGGGGCAACACCTGACCGTCTGCGAGGACAAGAAACACATCCGGGGGCACCGGAGGGGGCACCGTTGTATCCCGTAGCCCGAATCCGGCGATCTTTAACAACCACCGCCCCAACCTTCGAGCGTTCACAGTCGCTCCTTTCCGCTACCGCTCGGGCGATCCCCAAGAAGTAGTCATCCCAATCCGGCCTAGACAAACGGCGTCCAGAAGCTCAGGTACGTTCCGCACTCGCAGAAGAAGTGAGCGCGGTGCTCCCACGATCCGACGTAGTGGACCGTGCCGTGCCGGCGGTAGTGGTTGACGATCTTCAGCACTTCTCGTCCTCCCAGTCGAGGTCATCCCCCAACGCCAGGTGCAGCGTCTCCTCGTACCGCTCGGAGAACTTCGTACAAACCCAACCGATCGTGATGAACACCGGGTACATCAACGTGCCGATAATCCACTTTTTCACTTCAATTCCTCCAGAACGAATACGGCTAACGCCGCGATAAACAAGATGAAAAACGCCCACAACGTGTCACTCAGCATGGACATCGTGGTTCTTCCACGGCGGCTCCTTCGAGAGCCCGTCGATGGCCTTGCGAAGCGCGGCCACTTCCATCTCCAACTCAGCGATACGACACTCACGCGAATCCCGTTCGTAGTCAGCGCGATCCGCTTCATCCAGCGCGTCGTGTAGACGCCTCGCCAGATCGGCGACACAGCCGTGGATGCCGGCTATGAAGTCGGCGTCCCGCTCGTTCAGCCCGGAAGCCACCAGCTTCCGCGACTCGTCCTGGCCTACCGCGTAGATCTTGAATCGGCCTGAATTGTCGGTGTACACCTCGGGCATCCAGAACCGGTCCTCGGACCCGGTAGTCCTCGCCCACAGCGACACCAAGTGATCGAAGAAATCACGATCGTCCATCAGTAGTTCCCCCGCACAAAGTTCGCCTGCTCCAGCAACATTGCGATAGCAACCAGCGCGTGGGCCGTAGCGACCTCGGGCCGTGTCGCCGCCCTCTCAGCGGCGACTTCCAGGTACTTCTGGTATGGCTCGTACATTGTCAAGCTCCTGTCAAATGGTGTGATGATGGGTTGTTAGGTAGTGGCAGTTGGTGCACATGTAGCGGTGATCCTCGGACCAGACCATGCGCCAGACGATCTGGTCGCACCACTGGCACCAGTGCTCAGCAGCCAGCCCCATACAAACTCCCCCACGAGCGCCCACCGACTTCGGCGTCCGTCCCGATGTGGACCGGACCCATGTCCATAGCCATCAACTCCGCGATACGGCTCGCACCCCAGTGCGCCTTATCAGCCGGCAGACTCGCCAAGATCTCGTCGTGGATCGGCAGACGCAGATACGGGGTAAACCCGTTCTCGTGCAACCGAATCAGCGCACGCCCCGTCACATCCCGTGACGTGGACTGGATCATGTAGTTCAGTGCGCTGTACCCGCGAGTCGGATCGACCGGCAGCCGCCGGCCGGTCGGCGTGATGATGTAGCCGTGCGTCTCAGCTTCCTTCGCCAGCTTCGAGGACAGCGTCTTCACTCCGGGGTAGGCCCGGTCGAAGCCGTCCACCACACGCTTCGCAGTACGGAGATCTAGCCCCGTCTGCTCGGCCACAGTTGCGGCACCACCACCGTAGACTCGTCCGAAGTTCACCACCTTCGCCCACTTGCGCTCCTTATCGTCTTTCGTAATCTGCGGACCGAACGCCGCCTGCGCGGTCATCAGATGCAGATCCTCTTCGTTGAGGAACGCCTGAATCATGGTGCGGTCCTTGGACAAAGCGGCCAGCACACGCAGTTCCTGCGCCTGGTAGTCCACCGACGCGATACGGTGCCCTTCGTCAGCAACGAAGCACCTTCGGATCTGCCAGTCTCCAGACGGGAGAGTCTGGGCGGGAATCCCGGTAATGCTCATCCGGGCCGTCCTGGCCTGCAACGGGTTGATGTGCGCGTGACACCGGTTGTTGGCGTCCTTCCCGTCGAGGAACGCTTGCACCCACGTCTTCTGCCACTTACCCGCCCTCTTCGCTTCGATGATCGCCGTCGCCAACGCACCGGCGTTGGACTCCTGCTTCGCCAACTCCTCCAGCAGCTTCTTATCGACCTTCAACTCACCGGACGGAGTCCGTTCTTTGATCTTCACGCCCTGGCGCAGCAGCGCCTCGGCCACCTGACGGGGGGCGTTGACGTTGTCCAGCCCCAACGAAGCCGCACGATCCATCCACACGTCCCTCTCGGACAGCAGACGCTCGGACAACTCCTCGGTGTACCTCACATCCAACAGGAAGCCGTGCCGTTCGATGTACGAACAGATCTCGGCAAGCTTGTGCTCGTACGGGATCAGCTTGGCCGGCTGGGCCATCGGCCCCAGCTTCACCGCCAGACGGTAAGTCAGGATCGTGTCCATGCCGGCGTACAACTGGTAGCCGGGATGCTGCCAGTCGATGATCTTCCAGATCTTGGACTTGACGGTCTTGTGCTCTCGGGCGATGACCGCCATAGAGCCCTTGACCTCCTCGGCCACCACCGGGTCGATGTAGAACGCGGTCAACTCCTCCAGCGAGTGACCCGGCCCGTCCTCGCGCTTACCGCGAGGGTCCACGAGGTGGGCCAGGATCTTCGTATCGACCACGCGAGGCCACATGTCCTCCATCCGCACGCCCAGCGTGCGATCGAACACCTGGAGGTCGTACGAGGCGTTCTGGATAGCCATCTTGTCGATGCCCAGGAGGGCCTGCCGAACCGCCTGTACGTACACAGGCCCAAGCTCGACAGGCACCACCCAGGACTCCACGTCGGTGCCGAATTGAACCATCCTGCAACGGAACACGTCGCTGTAGATGTCCAGCCCGGTAGTTTCACTATCGACCGCCAGGAACTTGGCGTGAGCCCGGACGAAGGTGCGGAAGCCGTCCAGGTCATCCTCGTTCTCGACCACCCGGATAACAACCGGGGTATCCGCAACCGTGTACCGGTGCTCTTTCACTAGCCCTCCTCGGGGTCTTTCGTCAGGTTCCGGTAAAGCTCCGAGAACAACTTGAAGAAGTTGTGGAACGTCAGGCCCGGTTCCATGCCGATCAGATCGGTAGCGACCATGAACGCGACGGCCATGCCGATCGTGTCCTCGGGCGGTGAATCTTCGATGCGCTGCAACGCATCTGCGATCAGATCGTTGATCTCGCCCTGGATCTCTTCCAGCTTCTCTTCGGTCACTTGTGGTACTCCCCTCGAACGATTCGACTGACCGTGGTCTTGTTCACGTCGAACGAGTCCGCGATCTCCTGCAACTTGTAGCCGGCGCGGCGCATCTCGTGGATGCGTGCGACCTCTCCCCTGCCCAGCTTCGGGCGGTTGTTGTACTGCTTCGCCTTCAGCGCCTCAAGCTCCGCACGTAAGAAGTCACGCTCGGTGATGAGCGCGTCCAACTCCTGCAAGACCTGCAACAAAGCGCCGCCGCGCATTCCGTAGACCTCTTGTTGGATGCTCACTAGTCATCCTCTGCTTCGCACTCGTCGCAGTTCTGCACGATGAAGAACTCGACTTGGTTCCAGTTGAACGCCATGTACGTCCCGTTGTCCCCCTGGACGATCAGCGTCTTCTCGACGGGGTCGAACAAGACCTCGCCCCGCACGTCCAGGTGCGAATCGTTCATGGTGATTACGGTGATGTGTTTCTTCACGATTCCCTCTCGGTCAGGCCAGGGCCGCAGTCATCGGTGCTGCGGCCCCGTTCGTTGTCAAGCCCTACTTAGGAGGATTGACGAACTGCCACTTGGCATCTGAGCCACGGGGCGGTGCCCAAGCGTGGTAGGTGCCGGAACCGTCCTTCTTCAGGCCGGTCTTGTACTGCCAGCCGTCACCCGGCGACGGCGGGAACCACGACGGCGGCTCGGTAGCCCCGGCAGGACGGCCATTGCCGCCCCCACCGCCGCCACTGGCCGGCTTGGCCGCAGCGCCGCCCCGGAAGTAGGCCGCAACCTTCTTGGAGCGGTCCAGCAGTTCCTTGAACGCCGGATCGGACAGGATCTCGTTCGCCTCAGAGACGTTGTTCGCATGCACGACAGTCCATGACGAATCGAAACCAGCACCTTCCTTGAAGGTGAGGACGATTTTTCCCTCGTCACCACCAACCGATGCGGACTTCACGACAGCCTTCTTAGGGGCTGCCTTCTTCGGGGCGTCAGCCGGCGGGGCGTCGAAGACGCTCTCCTCGACCACAGTCTCCTGGGCCTCGGTGTCGGCGGGGGCGGTGTCAAACGGATCGAACTCGGACAAGGTGTATTCCTTACTGTTAGTTGGATGACAGGTACGAGCTGTACTTGCCGTGTTTGTAGTGCGGACTGTCCTGGCCTCTCGGAACCCAGTGACGGCCCTTGGTGTCCCGGTCAGCGGTGTTATCAGCCGGGGTGCCCAAGAAGAGATGGGCGGGGTTGCAGCACTTCGGTGTGTCGCAGCGGTGGCAGACGAACATCCCCGAAGGGATGTCCCCTACCCACAGTTCGTATGCAGCCCTATGGGCCTGCACACTCTTCCGACTGCCGCTGATCTTGAGATAGGCGTATCGCCGTCCGGGCTGTCCCTGGAAGATCCAGCACCCACTCTCATTCTCAATCAGCCTGCGGCGCAACCGTTCTTCGAGCGGAATTACCGGATAGGACAAGCTCCACCTGCGGCGCAGTTCTCGTCCACACCGTCAGCGACCTGCTTGGCTACCGCTGACTCGTAGGCAGCTTTCGACAAGCGTTCGTAGGGGGCTTGCGGCATGGAGGCTTCCGGGAAGATCGTGCAGCCTTTAAGGAGTCCACCGAATGCGGTGATCTGCCGTGCGACATCCACCGCTGCGTACTCGTTCGGATCGACGTTCGCGGTGAAGGACACCGCGTTGTCGGCCCAGCACTGCTGATACAGCGACTGGAAGGCGAGCATCTGGTTCAGTGTCAAGTCGGCAGCCGACTCAACGATCTCCTCGGCGTCCCGCTCCCCTACCCGCTCGGCCACCGCAGCGACCAACGAGTCTTTCGTAGGGATCGAAACAACCAGAGAGTTCGCGGAGTACTGATCGGGCTCGACGTGGAACCCGTCCTTCTCGTACTGCTGAGCCATCTGCAACTGCTCCTCCGACACCGTCGAGAAACGGATACGCCGGATGAAGTACTTAGCGAAGATCGGGTGGATACCCTCACTGACTCCGGGCATCTTCGCGATCGTCCCCGTAGGAGCGATCGTCCGCTTCTTCACCGGGACCGGGATACGAAGTTCGTTGGAGAACTTCGCAGCGACATCGTCCACGACGGTGGACAACTCCCGCAGCACCTTCTTGAAGTGCCGGTCGGCCGGCGCATCGGAATACTTCTTCCCGATCAAGGCCAGGTACGAGGCAACACCGAAGTGCCCCAACCCGATACGACGGTTCCGGTCCAGAACCTCCCGCGACTTCGGATCTCCCACAGGGCTGAACGTGGCCCTTATCAAGAACCGTGTCATCAACTCGTGGGCTTTGATCAGCCCCAGGTAGTCCGTCTTGCCGTGCTCGGTGACGAACGCGGCGAGGTTGACATGGCCCAGGTTGCACGGTTCCCAAGCTTGGAGAGTTATCTCCCCGCACGGGTTGGTGCAGATGACCTCGTTGGGCTCCCCGACGTTCGAGTAGGACGAATCCCAGAACCCCGGCTCACCGTTACGGACCATCCCGTCGGAGATCGCTTCCAGCACGTCCCTCGCGGTGGCCTGCTCGACAACGTCCTCCCACACTTCCGGCAGGTTGGAGACGTGCCGCCAGAACTCGTTATCGACCTCGACGGAGATGTTCGTTGTCCAGTGCGACAGCGACTCCTGCTTGACGTTGATGAACTGCTGGATCTGCGGATCTTTCCAGTGCATCATCGACATCCGGGCAGACCGGCGAACCCCGCCGGCTACCACACACGAGGCGATAGCGTGGTCGATCTCCATAGCGGAGATACCGTCCAGGCGGTCCCCAGCGATAGCCAACTCCGACAGGATCTCGCACACGTCGATCAGCATCCGGGCCAGGGGAAGAGGCCCGGAAGCACTGCCACCGAACGTCTTCAGCTTCGCCCCGGCGTGCCGCACACGCGACACGTCGTACACCCGGTTGTAGTGGCTGACCTCATCCCGGTAGTGGGTGTCGATCAGATCCACCAGAGCCGCAGCCCAGCCTTCGCGTGAGTCTTCGATGACGAACGCCCCGGCCCAATCCGGGTCGTAGTCCTGCGACAGCACACCAGCTTCGAGGAGCGTCTTGTAGTCCGGGTGCTCTTCGTCGCACACGATGTGGACGAACAACTCCTGCGGAACCACCGGATAGTCAGCGAGGTAACGGTTGGAGTAGTTCGCTCCAACCCCGCCGCCTTCCATCAGACGCATAAACGAGAACTCGAAGTGCTCGGACGGGCGGTCCGTCCAGCCGGCCACCCAACAGTTGAACAGGTGCTGCGCGTTGGCAACGCCCGACGCCCACAGGTGCCGTCCCCCCGGCAGCAGCTTGAACTCCTCCATCATCTGGATTAGCTCTTCCCGCTCGTTCGGGAGTTGGTAACGCTCATCGACAAGCGCGAGGTTGCCATCGACCACCCGCTGAACCGTCTCAGGCCACGTTTCATGCGACCCGTCAGGCTTTACACGCGAGTAGGTCCGCTTGTAGACCAGTTCCCCGGTCGGACCCCAATTGACTGTCACACAGCCCCTTTCAGTAATTCCTGTACCCAGTCGGCGCTGGAAGCGCCGCCGGTCACGTACATTTCGATATCGTCTGCGGACCAGTTGTGGATCAGCATCGGCTTCTCGTGCGGGAACAGGTCCGGGAAGACCTGCGACCGGTAGAACTCCGAACCACCCATGCCGTTGAAGACCGGGTCCATGATGTTGGCCCCGTTCACTCTTCTTCGTCCTCTTCGAAGAGCGGGTACTGATCCGGGAACCGCTCCCTGCGCCCGTCCTCCAAGATCGCGTCGATGTTGTTGAGGCCGGCTTCGATGTAGCTCATCGGCCACTTACTCGGGCCTGCGTCATCAACCGTGAAACGGCCTCTGCCGACTCGTCATCCCAATTCCGCTTCGACTGGTAGTGGGCAGCTTCGGCACGCATAGGCTTACGTGTCCCTGGCCCGTCCAGCCGGTTGGAGAACCGGCGCTTGTTCGACTTGTTCATCTCGTTCACCAGCACCGGCAGGGCGTTCTTGAGTAGCTGCTGGGCCTGGTTTGCCGTAGGTACTTCGAAGTCGGCATACCGCTTCAGGATTGCGGTGACGTACTGCGGTGACCGCTTCTCCAGCTCGACCAGAGCCTCGATGAGGTCGAAGACCACCTCGTGGAAGTGATCGAACTCCTCGACCAGGACGCCGGAATTGAGCGCCCTCTTGACCTCGTCCAGGCTGTATCGGTAGCTGCCTTTGAAGTGGTCATAGTCGGCTCGCTCCTGAGAGGCGAGCTGATGCCCCATCCCGACGATCGCCCGGTACTGAGCCGGCCGATCCATAGCGAGGATCTTGTCGATAGAACCGGGAGACTCCAGCAGACGGACATAGATCATCTGCTCCGCATCTTCAGCATCAACGATGCCGTTCCAGATGTACGCCACCGAAGAGGCGGCTTTCTTGATCGTCGTACGCAGCTTCAGGATTTCGTTCGTTGTCAAGTTAGACCTCCCATGTTCTGCCGTCCACCGTGAACTTGCCACGGTGGATCGGAACGATTTCAGGCTTGACGTGCTGACCATCCACGGTCAGCAGGCCGAACCCCATCTGCCAGTTGCCGGTGCCGCCCTTGAGGTAGTGCGCCACCCGCTGATTCATCAGATGCCCCACCTCCATGCCGGTGACGATCTTCGAGATCCCACCGCCCACACCGAACGTGTGGGACAGGATTCCCTGTCGGTGCGTGTGCCCCATGATCACCGACGTGAGGAACTTCTTGCCGGCGTTCAAGGCGGTAGCCCCCGCGATGCGGGACAGCGCGATCTGGCCTCGGTGACCGTGCGTGGTGATCCAGTCCGGTGCCACTTTGTAGAACTCGGGCAGCAACTGCACACCGAACCCGTTGAAATCCAGCAGCGTTTCGATGTTGAACGCGCCAGACTCGGCCAGGGCCGGGGCGTACTTCGCGAGGTAGGTGCGAGGGCGCTCGTCGTGGTTGCCCTCGTGGACCCCGATCGGTCCGTCGTACACCTTCCGAAGCGGCTCCAGCAGACGCCGCTTCGCTTGCTCACAGTCCTCGAACACGCTGCCTTCGAACTCGCCGGCTGTGTCCTTGTTCCACCGTGACGGCTGCGGGAAATCCATCAGATCCCCGATGTGGATCACTTGATCCGGCTGGTAGTCGCCGATGAACTTCACCAACGCCTTCAGCGCCTTCCGATCGTCGTACGGCATCTGCGTGTCTGGGATGATCACGATGCGTTTACTCATGTACTGACCTCCTTAAAGGGTCCGTAGTCGCGGGATTCCCGATACATGAGCGGCGGCATGTCCTGCCACTCGTAGTGCTGGCCGTGGGTGTCCTCGCGGTCGGCGAACTCGAACTTCGCGGTCCCGTTGATGCGGCGGTAGTAGTCGCCGTCCACGTCCTCGACAATCACCCCAGGCGGTACGTTGTCAAGGAGATCCCACAAGCGTGGGCCGGGGACGAACTCCCAGAACCTGGTCAACATCCCGTAGAGCGCGGAGAGTGTGTACTCGACTGCCCCTGCCGTAGCCAGCCGTTCGATCTCCCGGTTCAGGTAGAACTGCGCCTTCTTCAGATCCTCGGTGGGATCGTCGGTCTTCCGGCCGGCTCGTGCCACGTACTTCACCACGTTGCCCAGATTGAACGAGAGGTTCTCGGTGATGTCGATGACCTCGGCCCCGTTGCTGAACCCGACGTAGTGCGACGGGTGGTTGACGTTGTCGGTCACTCGGACTCCTCGTAGACGTAGTCGTGGATCTCCTCGTAGTGAGGCGTGTAGTGGTCGATGATCTCCCGGATCGCATCCGGCTTGAACCCGCGAACAACCGGGAACCCCTCCGCTTCGATCACCGGGGTGGACTGGGCACCCAGGTGCTGAATCACGTAGTCCCGCATCAGCGAGTCCTTCGAGATGTCGATCACCCGGAAGTCGAGGCCGGCGTCCTCGAACTGCTTGATCGCCAGCTTGCACGGCTGGCAATCCGGTTGCGAATAGATGTAGATGTGCGTCACTTGATCCTCTCTAAGAGTGCGTTCTTCCCGTGTGCGATGACGAAGCTGTTCACGTCCTCGCCAGGAGGACAAGGCACAACCTTCGCGTTGGGCAGTTCCCTCGCCACGGTGCTGGCGAACTTGTGCCCCGGCTCATCCCCGTCCGCGAGGATGAGCACGTCCCGATACCCCAGGAACGGCTCCCGGAAGTACGGCTTCCAACTAGTGGCCCCCGGCACCCCTACGGTGGGGATGCCGCAGACCTGAGCGGTCATAGCGTCGATCTCGCCTTCGGTGATAGCGACGATCGGGCTCTGCCGAAGCAGGGCCAGCGTGTTGTACAACCGTGGACGGTCGCCGGCTACGGTCATGTACTTGCCGTGCCCTTTGTGATCGTGGTCTTCGATGCAGCGATACCGGATGGACACCACAGCCCAACCGTGCTCGCGTGACCACCGAAGGTAGGGGATCGCCAACATCCCCTGGTACTGCTCATGTCCAGGGAGTGGCTCGGCCACGTACCCCAGCATGAACTTGTCCATCTCCTCCTTGATCGACGGGAACCCCAGCCCCCTGCTCGCCAAATACTCTTCGGCTGGACTGCCGGGGAACGCCCGTTGATACGCCAACGTCGCATCCCGGAGCGATTTTTTCTGCGATTCGCTTAGCCTCTGCATAGCTCACCTCCTCTCTTAACTTGATGAGTCCTATTGCGCTGCCGCTGATCCCGCATGCGTGGCACTTGAATGCGTTCAGTTCGAACGAGATCGACGCCGAAGCCCTCTCTTCGGCGTGGAACGGGCAGATCGTCTTGGCCCACGTATGTCGCGTCTGAAGCGGCGGCTTCCAGCCTGGGTAGTAGTGCTGGATCACCAAGACAACGAGCGGAACATCTCCCGCCATTCTTCAATCTCCTCCGGTTCGATAAAGAAGTCGGCGTACGGATGGGTTGGTGTCATGCACTCGTGGTGCCCTCCCATCCACCTAGGACGGACAGCACCGCACTCGTCGCACTTCATCTCATGTCCGGTGTGATCCGAACACCTATCGCCTGAACAGCCGGCGGGGTGCGGAGATAATCCGCTGCACGTTCCAGGGCTGCCGGGTCATCCCGGAGATGACCAAGCACGTTTCGATTGCAGCTTGTGCAAAGCAAGCCCCGAACAACCCCTGTTGCATGGCAGTGATCGACGCTAAGGCGTTTGCGTGCCCCGGTTGCTCGTCGGCAGATGTAGCAGACGGCTCCTTGGTGCTCATAGATTTCCCAGTACTCTCGCTCGGTGATGCCGTACGTCTCCCAGATCCGTTGGGACCACGTAACTTCGCTGCGCTGCCGGCGCTTCGCCCGGTGGTGTGTGGCACATCGTGGCCCCGGATGGGGGGCCTTCCGTTTGGTGGTGACTCCTTCGTCGGTGCAGTCGATGCACGGCTTGCGCCGCGCCTGGACGTTGTTAGGCGGGAACCTCTTGCGCCTAGCTGCCACCGAACAACCGCCAGGGCAACGTCACCAATTTCTCGACGGCGTTGATGACTTGGAAGACGTGGTCGGTGACCACCAGGCCCACACCGAAAACGAGTCCAGAAACGGACTCGTCATCTATGTAGCCGGTGATGTTGTACAGCGCGTCCCGGACCAGCTCCTCGGGAGTCACAGCCACCGCCGTGCCGCTCGCTCGACGTTCTCCTCGGAGACGTTCTGCGCCAACGGGAACCGGAGGGCGTCGTGTGCCACCTTGACGGTGTTGACGATCGCTTTACCCTCTTCGTCTTTCGACAGGGTCTTGCGCTCCCACGAGGTGGGCTTCGTTTCGATCAGCCCCGCCAGGAGCTGTTGGTGCGTGCGGTTGGCTTTCTTGATGGGCTTTGCCATTACTACCTCTCTGTTCGTTGTCAAGGCGTCAAGCGAAGTCGCGGATCTGCATAGAGTCCCCAAGGAACTCAAGCTCCCCGTACGTCAGACCTGACGGGTCTGCTCGGCCGGCTCGGTTCTTCACCGTGGACACCCGCAGGGAGTCCCCGCCGAACTCCTGAGTCACCCGGTGCAGGGTCAGGATCAACTCGGGGATGCGGGAGATCTGGCCCTTCACACCCGAGAGTGGGATCGGCTTATCGGCATCGTTGTACGCGCCTGTGACGTGGTGGAGTCCGATGACGCACGCCCCGGTACGGCGTGCCATATCGTGCAGATACTCCATCAGCGACTCCAACCCGCTGAACGGGTCTTCATCGTTGATCCCGCCGGCTCGCACGTTGGTGATGTTGTCGATCACCACCAGCGCCGGGTAGTCCTCGTACAGTTCCGCGTACGCCTCCATCGACATCTCAATCTGATCCAACGTCGGGGATGCGTTGTAGTTGAACCGGATCGGCAGATCCAACTCACTACCAACCTCGCCAAGCTCGGACGCCCGAACCAGCCGTGAGGCTTTCTCCATCGACCACCCGGTCTGGATCGCCACCATGCGCGATAGCTGGGTGAATGCGTCGGAGTCAGCGGAGAAGTACAGCGTCGGGACCGCCGCCTTCAAGGCGTAGGTCAGGACGAACGCAGACTTCCCTGTCCCTGGCCCAGCGCAGACCAGCGCAAGCTGGCCCCGTAGGAACCTCGTGCCTTTAGCTGCGAGTGTGTCGAACACCGTAGGGAGCGGATCTCCAGCGGAGCCTTTGATGTACAGCGACTGCATAGGTGTGTACAACTAACCTCCTGGGATGTGTGGCGGCTCGTCGGGCAGCACGGTGTCAGGTGTGACCCGGTAGTGGTCGATCACCTTCAACTCGGGGACAACCCGGCCTTCGCACCAGTACGTGTAACAGACCGACTTGTAGTACGGGTCCGCAAAGAACCCTCGGTGACGCAGCCACGAGCCGTCCGGTTGGACCGGCTCATCACAGATCAGCCGGGTGGACATGCGGAGCCCGTACAGGAACGGGCCTGACTGACAGCCCGGTTCGTCGGCGTTCGATGCGGGTGCGGCCACAAGGCCGGCTACCGCAGCCGTCGCTAAAGCGACAGCTATCTTCCCTCTCATTCGGTTCCTTCCTTGACTAGCGCGTCGTGGATCGGGCGATTGGCTTGAGCCGCCCGTTTCTCTTCGTTGGTGGCCTCGGCCAGGCTGGCGACGAGCTTGGAAGCTCGGACATCCAGGGCTTGCATGATCTCCCCACCAGGCCAGCCGGCCTTGTGTAGCCGTAGCACCGCTGGCACCTCGTGGGGGGCGTGTGGTGACTTCAGGATCGGATCGTCAGCCGTCCAGTCCTTCTTCTCCCTCGGCACTCCCATCCCTCTCGTTCGGTGTCAAAGGCCCTGCACTCTGTAGTAGGTGACTCTTTTCAAACCACCGGCCAAGGCTCTACCGTCCCATCCGGGTGACTGATGGAGATATCCCGCGTCCAGTCACGCTCACGGGCACCGAACGCAAACCGTCGAGCGGCCTCGTAGTTCGGGAACGGATATGCCTGGTAGTTGTACAGCTTCTGATGCCAGTCGGGCTTGTCGGGGATCGGCCCCATACGGACGAACCAGTACTGGCTGTCGGGTGAGTGCTTCATGTGAACTCCGTTCGTTGTCAAGTTTTACCCCGCTGCGAACTCGCAGGAGGATGCCACGTCGCAGAAGGCGCACTTCTTCGCCTCGGGCTTCGGCTCGAACCTCTCGGCTCGGATGTTCTCGTCCAGCACCTGGAACTTCTCGCTGACCGCCTCGCGGGTCCAGTCCGTCAGGTCGTACGGGTAGGTGGGCTTACCCGTCCTGCCCATCCAGTACTCGCCGATGGCCGGCTGTTCGATGCCGTGGTCCTCTGCGAGGGCCAAGGCGTACACCCCAAGCTGGAAGTCATCCCCCGGCGTGTTACCGGTCTTGTAATCCCTTACGACGATTCCGTCACTGTGACGAATCACAGCGTCGATAAAGCCTCGGACCTTGACCCCGTCCAGGTCGATGTCGAACCCGATCTCCACACCCGGCGTGCCGTCAGGCGCGATCCAGACAACCTCCTCGGGGTGGCTCTCCTGCCACGCCGCGAAGCGATCCAACTGATCCAGCCCAAGCTGATACCGGCGCACGATATCGACCTCGCCGGCGTACGGACCCGAACGGAACCAGTACTGCATGTTCGGGGTGTCTTCCAACTGCCGGTTGATCGTCTCCTGGTAGGCCGACGTGTAAACCAGCTTCGTCTGTTTCAGTGTCAAGGGCTCACCAGCGACTTGGGACTTGACCAAGACCTCGGCAGCCTCGTGGAACGCGGTGCCTTGGGCCAACCAGGCAGCCGGCCGCTGCCACACCTTCTTGATACGAGCGAGGTAGTACGAGTACGGGCACCGCTCGTAGCTGTTGAGCTGTGACACGCTCCTGTGTTCACTCATCTGGAAACCCCTTTCAGCAGGTCTAGATCTAGATCCCGGAGACGCCGGCAGAAGTGCCGACGCTCCCATTCGATGGCGTCTTCCAACTCATACGGGTCCAACGGAATCTCGTAGTCCATTAGGCAAGCGCCCGATTGAACGTGGCGTTACGACCGTCACGCTGACCGTGCGCGTACCCGTTCGCGTTCACCCGCGCACCACGGCTGTTCCGCAGTCGCGGATGCTCTTTACGGACGGCCAGGGCAGCACGCTCGGTGTCACCCCGGAACAGCACCAGCGCACCGCTGGAACCTTCGAGCGCCTTGTTCTCCTGCTCCCGCAGGCGCTCACCGACAGCCGAACCGAACCCGGCGATCCACGAGCGGCGGTAGCTCTTGAGGTGGCCGGCTCCCGAAGTCTTGACGTACTGCCGGGTGGCGTAGTCGTACTTGTGACCGGAGTAGTCGTAGTCGGGCCGAACCTTCTCAACCAGACGCATCATCTGCGGCTGGAGGATCGCCCACAACGCCTGGATGCGTTCGATGTGCGTCGGCACACCGTAGACGAACATCCGAAGCTCACCGTACGCGGTCTTGGCGTAGACGGTCTTGGAGTGCAAGGCCAGAGCGAGGTTGTGCAGCAGCAGCATCTGAGCCTGCGCGTACTTGCCTTCGATGGTGACCGTCCACTTGATCGCCTCGCGGAGATCCGACACGTCCAAGCCTTGCTTAGCCGCATCGACCTCGGCCTGTTCGATGCCGTACTTCGCCATCAGTTCGAAGGCTTTCGCCTGGAACACCGCCTCTTCAGGCGTGCCGGCTACGTCCTCGGCCTGGCGCAGCAGCTTGGCTACCTTGTCCTTCATCTTGTCGAAATTGCTCATGGGTTAAACCTCTTCCTTGTCGATGGGCAGAATTGTGTTGATGGCGTTCAGCAGGCCGGCAGGGCCGGCTTCCTCTTCCTCGGGGTCGAACGTGACGTGGTTGATGACCTCGGCAATGCAGTTGATGCAAAGCTCAGTCCCGGTCCACGAGTCGGTGAAGATGCGCGTCTCCACGCCTCCGCAGTGGTTGCACTCTCTAAGCAACAGCAGTCCGTACATCAGTTGGGTTCCTCTCCAAAGATCTCTCGGTAGCACTCACCACAGAAGGCGTCGCAGTCATCGACGCCGCCTTCCTCGAACAGGTCGAAATCTTCATGGCAGCAATCGCATTCGGTGATGCCGGCTTCGTCATCATCGACGGACACGACATCGTTCGCGGCCTCGCTCCAAACCTCCCAAGCCATTACCTGACCTCCCCGACGTAGTCGATATCCCAGTTGGCAACCTCTTCGTCAACCAACTCCCAGTCCATGCCGCCGCCGTCGAACCACAGGCTCTCCAAGGCTCGGTATGCGCCATCTGCGTTCGCGTCGAAGTCATCTGCAACCTCGACTTCGTAGGTTGTGTAGGTGCGACGGACGATGGTCACCTCGATCTTCTTGCTCACTTGGCGAACCCTTTCTGTCGGAGTTGATCGGCCAGGGCCGTGTTGCGGATCGGGCGCGGGGTTCGCGCCTTACGAGGAGCCGGCGGGGTGGCCGGCTTACGGATGGGCATTGCGTTCGGGGTCATGCTGATACCTCTCGTTCGTTGTCAAGTGAATCCTTCAAGAGACGCAGAGCAGCAGCAGCCTGCTGCGGGACCACGCCGTTACCCACCATCTTCAGCGCAGCGGAGCGCGAGACGGTGCCTTCCACCTTGCGGCGAGGCTCGGGGTTGATCAGATCGGTGACCCAACCCTCGGGCCAGCCCATCATCCACTCGGCGAAGCGAGCCGACAGGCGCGGCTCACCTTTGGTATTCGGCTCCGTAGGGTGCGGAGCCTCGCGGGTGATCGACTCCCAGCGGTCGATGGCCGGCTGGTACTTACCCCAGTCCAAGCCTCGGTTGATGACCCTGCACACCGTGGTGACCAGATCATCACCACCGGAGCCGGGGCGCGTGGCTCGGGCGTAGTCGGGGCCGGCTACCGCCGACTTAGCCTCGGGCGTGGGCAGTAGAGCTACCGCACCGGGGAGGTCCAAACCTCCGTCACGGCAAGGGTTGTGGCCCTTCCAGTCACGAGCCTGCGGGGTGGGCAAGAATGAAGACTCGCTCACGCTTGTGCGGGGCTCCGACAGATCCAGCGGCGAGAGTGAGCCACCGTGCGTCGTACCCGATGTCGGCCAGGTGGCCGATGACGGCTCCCCCTGCGCGGAGTACCACGTTTGAGTCGAGCTGTCCCAAGTCTGAGGAGCGGGTTGCTTTGGCACTGAGAAGACCCCTTACGTTTTCGATGACCACGTACTGCGGTCGCAGCACGTCGATAGCTTCAGCGAAGTAGCTCCAGAGGCCACTGCGCGTTCCGTCAGCGATACCTGCCTTACGGCCGGCTGCACTCACATCCTGACAAGGGAAACCACCTGCGAGAATGTCAACCGGCGGAACCTCGTTCCAATCGACGGTGGTCACGTCTCGGTAATTCGGCACGCCGAACCTCTTAGCCAGCACCGTGCTGGCGTTGGGATCGAACTCGACTTGCCAGATCGTTTCGGCGTCGAAGACTTCCTCGACAGCGAGATCCAACCCTCCGACGCCAGAGAACAGAGATCCGATTCGTAGCTTGCTCATGTGGTACCTCTCGTTCGTTGTCAAGCTGTCTGCGCGAACACGCGCCGGTCATTGCCCAGGAACACGCGCCGCGAACCCTCGAAGGGTTCCGTCGTGTCCATCGTGTAGACGAACCTGTCGTACTTACGCGGGTTGTAGGTGATCCCGTCGAAGGTCGCACGCTGACGATGACCCACCTCGTTCAGCTCACGCACAGCGGCAGCGCCTGACGCTGCCAACTCTCCGACGATGCCGGCGTGTACGTTGTTCCGGTTCTCGCGGAGAACACGCTCACGGCCAGCCTGCGAAACCTTGCCCTTAGCGTCGGCCAGGAGAACGTACTTCCCGTAAGCGATCACGCGGCCCTTGCACGGACCCTCAAGGGCCCTGACCGACCACAGCTTCTTGTGCAGGTTGAAGTAGACGAACACTCGCATGGTTAGACCTCCTCGGTCTGGATGTGGTTGTCGCCAACGGGATCAGCCCCACAGCGTGAGCAGTGGGCACCGTCAGCGAGGCCCGAAGCCTCGAAGATGCGGGCCACCGCGTTGACCTCGTCGAGGTGGGCGGCGAAGCAAGCGTCACAAGCCACGCCTTGAAACGTGCCGTCCTCACAGGCCACGAGGAATCCGTCGATGAAATAGCGTCCGTAACTTCCGATCTGGCGGTACTCGACCACCGTTCCGATCAGGACGTAACCTCCGTACCGGTACTCGACTTTGTCGCCGCGCATGGAACCTCCTAAGTAGTGGTGGCCGGCTGCCCCAGCCGACGCTGGGTGAAGAATAGAATCTGGTCGATGTCTTTGTTGGACAGGTCAGCCCACGAGGCCGTCCCGAAGTTGCCGTCTTCATCAGTCCAGGTGATTCGAACCTCGGTATTGAACACGGCTATACCTCCTCGGTCTGGATGTGGTTGTCGCCAACGGGATCAGCCCCACAGCGTGAGCAGTGGGCACCGTCAGCGAGGCCCGAAGCCTCGAAGATGCGAGCCATCGTGATCATGTCCAGGTGCGCCGCGAAGCAAGCGTCACAAGCCACGCCTTGAAACGTGCCGTCCTCACAGGCCAGGAGGAGCGTGGCCGGCTGCTTGCAGCGACCGCACAGAACGCGGCCACCTCGTGCCTTGGCGTTGTCGATGTACTGCCGTGCCTCGGTAATGGTGACGATCACCGTGATACCTCCTCAGGTGTTGGGTTGATGTATGCGTTGCCTGTGTCGGGGTCGATCCACAGGCACTGTCCGTCGATGTCGGACCCGTCCTCGAACTGACAGATCGGGAGCTGTGGAACCTCAGTCGGTGGCTGGGCCAGGAGCAAGGCTCCAGTCGCCGCCAAGGCTGCGAGGCCGGCTGTGAACAGGTGGTATCTCATATCAGAACGGCAGTCCCTTCAGGATGTGGTAGTTGGGCTTGTGAGGCATGTCTGCTGTGCGAGTACCGAACTCGCCGGCTATCGCCTTGAGACGCCAACCAGCCTCACGCCAGCGGATCGCGATATCTTCCGCGATCCGCTCGGCCTCGGAGAGGCCGGCTCGGCGCTCGGCCTCGATGCCTTGTTCGTACTCGGCCTGCGCCTCCCATTCACAGCTCGGGCACAGCACGCCCAGGATTTCGTAGCTGTAGCTCACGCCTCCCGAACCCTCGCGAACGCTCGTGCAACAACCCCGCATGGCTCACTTCCTCAGTTCGTCGTGGTAGACCTTGAACGCTTCAGCGATCACGTCGGCCAAGTCTTGTGCGTAGGCGTCGAGATCCAGATGGAATGCGATTGGGCCGTTGTCCGAAGGCTGGCCCATCCAGGTGTCGATGCCTTCAGAGTCATCGTTCGGGTAGAACCCGACGCCCAAACCCATCGGAGCCTCGTTGTCCTCTTCCCACTGGATCTGCTCTCGCATGTTCGACAGTGCCTCGTTGGTGGCAACGATCCAGTGACCCGTTTCGAGCCGTGCCTCCCAAGCGATACAGCCACCACCCGTACCGACCTCGCGAAGCGAGATCCCGAACCGTGCCTTGACCTCGGCCAGTGCGTCAGATGCCTTGCTCATTTGTCTTCCCTCTTCCAGTTGTTTCGGTTGCCCTTACCGGGGTGCTTGAGTGCTCGTGCCTTGTTGGCCGGCTTGGCCGCTGCTCGTGCCTGAGCTAGCCGACGCTCGGCGTGCTCACGTCCTGCCATGTCTTCCTCTTCCGGTTCGTTGTCAAGCAAGGATGATGTACTCGGCCAGGCCATGTTGGTGCCCTTCTCTCAGTGTTTGACGATGACGATGTCTTGCCGGCGTCCGGTGGAAGTGCCACCGCAGGACAGGCAGGTGGAGCACGTGGTCTTGAATCCGGCCTCGGCGCTAGCGGGGCAGACCACCTCACCCGTCTGCCGTGCCTCGGTAGCCAAGCGAACTCGGAACGCTCGGTAACCCTTGAGCCGTGCCTCACGGCGGTCCTCGACGGAATCTGCCGATGCCATGCACAACTCGGCAAACCTAGGATCTGCCGTACGCCATTGGTGCGTGTACCCGGTGACGGCCTCGGCCACCGAAGCTATCGCCTGCCAGATCTCAAAAGGGACCGCCGCCGGATCGCCATAGCTACCGAACCGAACCCTCTTACCCGCGAACGCTTCAAGACGGAACGGGGCAGAACCCGTTGCCTTGTGCGCCTTCCACGTTGAAGTCTGAGCGAAACCACGCCGCAGATTCTTGTGCGTGTAGCAGTCGCCGACTCCTCCCGATGCCTTGGATCGGTGAGTGCAGTTGCCGCAGATATCCACGTCTCGGCCCTGCTTGATAGCCTCGGTCGGATTCACGTCTCGGGTCAAGATGGCAATCTGGATCATGTCACCGGTCTTGGCGTTGTTCGATGCCTTGGCCCTGCTTGGCCTGCCCGATGCCTTGGGGACTCCTGTGGCCAAGACCACGATGGGTTCACCGGTCAGGGCACTCGGGCCCTCCCAGATCAGCATGCGCTCGGTTGCCATGTCTAGCTCCGTTCGTTGTTAAGGTTGGGGTTTAAAGATCGGACGTTGACGTACTTCAACTCCCCGGTCGGAAGATGCTTGGCCAGGGCACGCATGGTCTCGCCTGCCCCGTCCACTACCAGCACTTTGTATTCGCCGTAGATCATTACGCGCTCCATCCCTGTCGGTTTTTCTCGGCTTCGGTGGCGTTGGTGGAGACGGGGGAGTACTCCCCCATGTCAAGCCTTGGTGCCGCGAACGGCATCTTGATCGAGACCCGTTCGGTAACTCGGGCCTCCCGAGTACTCGGGAGACCACGCCCGACCAGACCATCGTTAGCGTCGATGCCTGTCGAAAACAGTTCGCTGATGTTGTCACGGCCCAAGCGTCGTTTACGTCGTGCCATTGTCGTGTCCTTTGTTCGTTGTCAAGAAGTGAACCGGGGTGGTATCGAACCACCACCAACCACCACAGGGTTGGTGAACCGTGATCCCGGTCCTACCTAGCGACTAGCCTGCTCTTGTCCGGTCTCCCGGAGCGCTAGGACGCAG